TCAATTTCTAACTGCTTTTGTAGTCTGTCTACATTCATTTTTTGCCCATAAATCCTACTGCTGCTCGTACACCAAATGATGCTGCAACAATTACGCTAAGTGTGTATTGATACCATGCTGGCATTTCTTCAAGAGCTTGAAAGCCTGCATGAACATATTCTACAGTTTGAGGAAAGAAGCACAATATCATAGGAATACTGAAGAGTAGTGTTAGCCACTCATCTTTCCACGAAGACCCAGAGTTAGCTGCCATGATTGATTCCCAATCTGCTTTACTCTGTGCCGCTGTTACTATTACCTTGGCTTCCGCCTCGGCTTTGGCTTTCATCTTACTGTTTTTGCCCTCTAGCCAAGTTTGTCCTAGCCCCGCTATGGAGCCTATTATTCCTCCCCACATATCTTAATCTCTGGTCTTTCGACTCCTGCTTTAACTTTACTGCTGATTCCAGCGGCTAAAGCACATATTACTATTGCTATAAATAAATGTTTTGGATCTAATTCAATCATTACGTGTGCCTTTGAAGAACGGATCTTCGCTTTCTCGTACATACTCTACGAACGTAATTCCCATTATTCCCCACACATATAGTGCGAGGAATAACAGGCCGGCTACTGAAATATTTATTAGTAGTTCTTCCAAGTAAATGCTCCAAAAAACATCTCATCTTCAGACATCTGTCCCCAAGGTACTTCTCTGCTGGGGTCTGGGTTCATAGGGTTATCTGCTGAGTTGTCAAACCATCCTTGTACATGTAGTCTAGTTCCTGCAGGCAAGAACTTAGGCTCTCTCCATGTGTATGAAAGCTGCCAAGCATACTCATAACGAGGAATATCAATCAGCTCTTCTTCTGTGCCGTCTGGATAGAATGCAGTTGCTCGCATTGCTTTACCACGGAAATGCATATGAGGTAGAAACGTATGCAGCATTACATCATTCTTTAAAACAACATCTGCTTCTTGCATGAAGTTAGGATCATACGGTGGAATTGGTGTCCACTTGTCAGGAAAGATACAAGCACAGTCGCCTGCCATTCTTTCTTCTGGTACTACCCCTTCATCATGAAAGTACAAACCAATTCGAGCTTTATCAGTTCGAGGTGTTCCATCTGGTGTGTAATGTAGTTGCAAGTTCACTTTACTACCTGCCCGCAACAGTCCCCCAGTATTCTCATCATAGAAGTCAGGATCGCCTCCAGGTACATAGGCACTGATAGAAGCATAGTTCATTTCTTCTTGACCAGCACCTTGTGTGCCCAAGATGTTACCATTGCGCTCGCCAGGTACTGCTACTGAGTTTAGCATATGATGCATGACAGTAGGCTCTGAAGGTAGATATTCTGAACCCCGTAGCCACTTATCTTCAGTGAGACCTAAATCAACACCGACATAACGATAAGGTATTGCTGATGGGCCTGCAGGTATCTCTTGTGCAGGTACTTCAACAATCATATCAGGCTCACCGTGTACCCACTCTGAAGTAGAGTACACTGTTTCTGTTAGAGGATCTCTATCGCCTTCAACAGGTGCACCGGCATCAATCCAAGATACAATAGTTTGCATCTCATAATCGCTAAGTGTACGATGATTAATAATCACATCTGCATACTTACGATTGATCTGCCCAGGAGGCATCTCTAGATTTACTATTGCTTCTTTGATTGCAGGCGCAAACGCTTGAAGCATTCTGTAGTCGGTCATTGCCCATGGTGCTATACCACCTTCACGGTGACAGCTTTGGCACTGCTCTACAAAGATGGGTGCTACATTCTCTGCGTATTCACTAGCTTCTGCCCTAAGACCGAGCAGCAATACTATAATACCGAGAGTAGCAGCTGCTGAATTTAATCTAGTCATTGATCATCTCCTTGATATATTTCGCCATCAGTTCTATCTCTTCATCTGATAGAGTAGCGGCTTGTCCAAACATGATGCCACTCATGTCGCCACGATTAATCATCTGCTTGTAGTCAGTCAATGCTTCTACAATGTAATCTTCTTCCATCCAGTTTAAACTAGGAAACCCTGGCTTACCCTCTGCCTTAGTGCCGTGACATGCTGCACAGGTTTTCCATTTAATTTCTACTGAACTAAGGTCTACCTCTTGTGCGTATAAAGTTCTTGCTCCTAATAATACTACGAACTGAAATGCAAGAAGTCCTAAAAATATAATTAAAGAACCCCATAAACCGTTTCGTGCTTGTTTTAATGTTGGCATTAATCTACTCCTATCCAAATTTAGCGCCAGAATTAACTCCTGACTTCGCTTTTTGCCAGAACCACTTTCCTGTTTCTTTTCTATCGCCGTAGGTCAATCCTAAAAACAGTACAGGTGGTGTTAATAACAGAACATAAAATATAATACTAACTGCCATCACTCTTCCTCATCTAAAACTGCTTGGGATTGTTCTATCCACATCTGCATAGTTTTATTAGTTTGATAGTTAGACTCTTTGGCAGCTTCTCCAAAAGTGTCAATAACCCACTGAGCACCGTCCTTGCTGAGTCCGTGTATGTTTAATACTGAATTAGTCATTAATCATCTCCCATTGCACTTCGCTGTGCTTTCAATTGCTCAAATCCTTCGTCATCTAGGTGTGTGATAGCAAGCCAAGCGTGAGTCATTTCATCTCCTGTACGTGAGCCACCCATTACAAACATATCTGGGTCAGGATTATTTGGATTGTTTGCAGTATTGTCATACCATTGCTTGAGTACAATCACAGCGCCTGCTGGTATGAGAGGTGCAACTTCTGGAGCATACAAATGACTATGATGCCACGTAGCGCTCCACTTAGATATCTGACTTATGGCTTGAGTGCGACCAGTTTCTGGGTAAAAAATCTCAAGGCTCGCTGCATTCATACGCAAGTGACCATGCGGCTGAAAACTATCTAAACGTACAGGATGATCGAAACTGTGAAAGCCCTGTGTCATTGCATATCCATTGGGTGGGACTACTAAATCGTCCTGATCTCCAAGGCGATACAAACTCAAATCTTGTTTGTATTTCAGTTGTGCGCTTTCCTCTTCTGTATATAACCAAAGTCCAATTTCCACTACGTTGTCTTTGATAACCGCTCCTGGAGCCATTGCGCCAAGTCCACCTGGAAACATATGAATGTCCCAACTTACTTGTGCGTCTGCTGGGATAGTTCGACATACTCCTTCTGGAACTATCTCTCCCCACTTTCCCATAGCGTACTCCGTGAGCATGCCTTCACGCCCTTCTGAAGTAATAATACTAGAGTTAGCGTGGTGTACTACTGCCTTTGCTTCGCCTCGTGGTTTTACTTGTACTGCTTTGATGCATCGATCTTCAGTAAGACCTGTTGGTACTAAATGCTTGTGCCACAGATCGTTTCCGTTTGCAGGAATGTCAATAGCTACTGAAGGAATGATTGCGTCTGGTGCGCCGAAGTCTGCTTCGAAGTTCCATGCTTCTGGATCTTTCATTTCAGGTGCTTGTACTATTCTATCAGGATCGCCATATAATGACCCCGCTGCGACCCAATTCACTACTGAATCAATTTCTTCTTGTGAGAGACGCCAGTCTCCTTGTAAGTCTTGTATGCCGATACCGTGATCATATGCGTACGGAGGCATTTCTCGATTTGCTACTCGCATTGAGATGAGAGGAGCCCAGGGACGTACTTGCTCGTAAGTCTCAAAGCTCATGGGACCTATGCCACCTTCACGGTGACAAACTACACAGTTGTTATTGATAATATCTGCAACGCCGTCAGTGTAGGTTTGTGCGTCCACTGTCCCTACTAGCGCCACGCTTATAGCTATAGCTTTTTTTATCATATTTTTCTCCAAAGAAAAAAGGGTCGAGATTTCTCCCGACCCCGCTGGTCTTACATATTGGTTGCTACGATACTGAAAGGTATCATTATGCTTATTGCACACAATGCTACTCCTTCTACGAGCGCACAAAACCTGCATGCTCTATCGTAAGTCTTTAACTTATTCAATGACTTCTCCTAATTAATCGCTATGGTAATGGGACGATCTTCCTCAGGAACCTCTTCCTGAAGATCGATACAAAGCAGTCCCCGGCTCATATACGCTTTTGAAAGTTTAATATGATCGCCTACTCTGAAATTGCGGGTAAAACATTTACCACTCAATCCTTTGTAAACGTATGTTTCGTTTGGATTTTCTGTCTGCTTTGTAGTGCCTTTTACGCTAAGTACATTTTTATGTAGCGAGATTTTAATATCCTCTTTATGCCATCCAGGAACTGCGATCTCGACTCTATAGTCAGTCTCTCCTGCTTTTACGACGTTATAACGAGGATAACCTCCATCTACTGTACTTGCAAAGAAGTCATTTTCTAAGCGGTCAAACCCTAAGAAGAACTTAGGTAGGTCTGCCATGGACAATTTATGTGTTGTCATACATATCTCCTTCCCCCTTTCGGTGGGACTTTATAAAACCCTTTCGGCGTTTTATCCTTACACAAAAAGGCCCTCCCCAAACAGAGAGTGCCGCATATTGAGCATTAAAGGCTGCTCTGACCTAGAATTAGGTGGGCGTTTTTTCAAGCAGGACGTCACCCCCCTGCTGCACACTCGTTAGGCGAAGAGTGTGCCTCTACTCGCTGGAACAGTAGTAGTAGAAATTAGGTGGTAGTTGCAGCTATGGGAAGCTGCTTACGGTACTACCCGATCCGAGAACATCTGCGTTACTATACCACATTCACTGCGTTGAATGACACGCTCAAGTTTACACATTTATCAGACTGTGAAAGATTTGAGAACCTTAGGACTGCACGATTAACGCTTTGTGATGCGCCAGAGTTAACTTTGTTACGAAGTGTGAGGCCTGGGGTTACCGCTCCGGTTTTTTAAAGTTGTTCTCTCAACTAAAAATATATTATACGCAATTTTGAGCAGTTTGTCAAGAAATTTTTTATGGCATCTCTCGTACTTTTTTCTCGGCGTATTCAGACGCATTTTTTAACATTGCAAGAAGTTGTTCTACCTCTTCTTTGTGAATATTAGCAATTTTGCCCTCGAATTCGTACGATTCGAGCGTATTGTCAATAAGGGATTCTAAGGTCTCTGTCTTCACTACTTGAGGCATATCTACATCGCCAATATAGACTATAGTCTCTATTCCGTTTACATCTAGCCAAGAGCTTGCTTCTATTTCTACACTTACCTTATTCATTTTTTATCCTCCAAAGACTGAAGGGGCTAACTCAGCAGCCTGTTCCATATAATAGTCACTTGGGTAATGCTTGAGCAGCCCTCGCGCCCGTAAACGAATCTCACTGGGAACACCAGGAGTTTGATCTGCGTCACATAAGGCAAGCAAAAACGCTTCAGTATTCTTTACAGCAACTTTTCTTTCTCTTGGCATTGTCATTATTGTATCCTTCTCTCAGTTTATAAATACATTATACAGAGAAAAAAGCAAATTGTCAAGTATTTTTTATTTTGTCTAACTCTTCTGCAAGCATATCTGCAGCAGTAGTAAATTTCATTTCGACATACGTACTGTTTGCATCTATTTCACACTCATAGCTGCAATACTCTGCACCTTCTAGTATAACTTCGAACTCTTCTCCACACTCTGGGCAGGTTTTATTATTAGACATGTAGCTCTCTTGCTGCCTCTAGCTGTTCTGCCAGATCGTCTATATTTGAACAGTAGAGCTTGCAAGTTTTCCATTCTTCTTCAACGTTTCTGCCGCTCACTTCAATTGTATATCCATTGTTGATAATTTCGATATGGATTCCAGAGTTTACATCTTTAAAAGTTTCTTTAATCATACAAATTACTCCAGCTTTTGAGTTTTAATTTTTTCATTTTCTTTCGTTCGTCTAAGTCAATCTGGCGTAGGTGTCCAAGTCTAACGAGTAATTCAATCAGACAGAGTACATCACCTGCTTCATCTGCTAGATCGCTAATACTCTTTTCGTCCCCGCCGCGACGTATTACTTTCGAGCATGCTTGGGTTAGTTCTCCACACTCTTCCATAGTAAGTATAAGTGCTGTAAGTTTCTTATCCATATTTCTCTCTCTTTACTACGCACGCATACGCACGGTTTACAAAATCTTTATCCTTGTCTGTCAGTTGATCCCACTTGCTCATGCAGTGATTGCAATAGCTCTTCACTAGTGCTGGATCCTCCAGGTGCAGGTCTGTCATCATCATTCTGTACAGAATGTCCAGTCTCATTTCTATGTTTGTTGTGGGCATTATAAGGTCTCTGCTTCGAAGTTATTAACTTACGGATAGTTTGATATCTATTCATTTATTCCTCTCAGGAGGTGGAAAACATACTTCACTGAAGGTACTGAACAACTTATTAAATCTTAACTCATTCATGGCTCTTATGCCGATAAGCAGATTCATCAACTTATCACTATATTCAGCCTCCATATCTTGGAAAACAGAGTCATGCTCTAGAGCATCAAGTATAACTTTGAGCTCTTCTGTCACTTGCCAACATGACAAGATATCTTCTTCTAGATCAAATCGTGTCTTCATATTTAACACTCCGGGTCGAAGTCATGCCACTCTTGCGCTTCGTCTGGCTCTGAGTAATCGTTTTCTTCAATTTCTACTAGGCATTGTTCACAGATTAAATCTACTCCGCAATCCATGCCACAGATTTCGCATTCATTCGTCATCGTCGTGTTCCAATGTTATGTATCCTTCACTTTCTAGATGAGTTAGACAGTCGCTAACTCCCCTCTTAAAACCTATATCATAACTTGCGAGTCCGCTTCCAACTAGACAAACCCCGTAGATACCGTACTCGATCCAATCCATGATTTTTTCCTTAAATTTTACAATATGTATATTATAATGAAAATTCACCATGATGTCAAGAAAAATTTTTCCTTCCTTTCAACTTCGCATATTTTATACTTGACAAATATGGTGAAATTTATTATAATATACAAAATGAAAAAACAAATGTGGAAATCAAAAGAAGTAGAGGTGCTTCGTAAGCATTATAACGAAGTCTCTATGGAACAACTACTGGAAATGCTTCCAGGTAGAACAGAGAATTCGATTTACAAAAAAGTACAGTACCTTCGCAGGAAGGGTTTTATTATCAAGAGGACTAGAAATGGGAATTAAGTTTAAGCCAAGTGAAGTAAAGTTTAAGAAGAATGCAGATGGAACGCAGGTAAAAACAAATGTACACCACTACATGAAATCAATGCCCAAGAAAGTCTTGGAAGAGTACCTTACGGCAAACAATGCAAAGCCAAAGGTAAAGCAAAAGGTTCAAAATGAACTTGTAAGGAGAAAGAGTGCCAAGAGTAACAGTTAGAAATGGAAACGTGGATGCAGCACTTCGCGTGTTCAAACGAAAGATGAACAACGACGAAATACTGATGGAGTATCGTGAGAGGCAGCAATATGTAAAGCCCTGCCTCAAGCGCAACAAGAAAAGACAAGCAGCGATAATACGCGAACGCAAAAGGCAACAAAATGATTGATGTAACGAATTTTGAGAAAGTTGGGGACTTCATGGAAGCGTGTGATCAAGAAGTTCATGTAGATCCTCACTTTCCTGAGAGTGATACTATTGCTCTTCGAATTGCTCTGATTGAGGAAGAAATGTCTGAGCTGATTGAAGCACATGATGATCGTAATCTTGTAGAGGTAGCGGATGCACTTACTGATCTTCTCTATGTTATATATGGTACTGGTCATGCTTATGGTATCGATCTGGACGCCTGTTTTGAAGAAGTTCATGAAAGCAATATGTCAAAGCTCGTAGATGGTTATGCTCAGAAGAATGAAATGGGCAAGGTCATGAAAGGTCCAAACTACTTTGAGCCTGACTTAGTTGGGGTACTTGGTCTTTGATTAAGTGCATCGCTTGTGGCGTAGGCCACATACTGAAGAACACCTGCACTCATTGTGCATTCCCATATACTACTAGAGAAGAGCAACGAAAATGGATACAGAAGCAAGAGCAGCAGCCTCAGAAACCCTCCTTCAAACAATCGGAGTCGTAAACGAAGCCAGGCTTGCGCTCAAAAACGAAGATATAAATGTAACTCTTGAGTTCATGAATGACGCTATCTTTCTCATGGAGATGACGTTTCGTGAACTCAAGATAGAAATGCTTGAATCGCAAGAGATTGAGGTAACAAGAGGATACTCATGAAAGAACCCTATCAAAAGATTGCAAAGCACATGGTTGAATACCTAGAGCTGCTTGATAAGAATTCCTGGCACTTTACTGAAGTGGAGGAAGCTCCTGAAGGTCTGGATGATGTGCAAGGTTGGGAGTGGGCATTGAAGGAAATGCACAAAGCTACGAAGAGTCCAAAAGCAAAAGAAAGTGCTCTCGGTTTCTTTCTGATTGGTAAATATTTTCAGCACTTGAGGTACTAATGTTAAGAGTTATACCTTTCTTACTTCTTACCTCTTGTGCTACAGTAGAAAGAAATACTTCACTTTCTTACGCAGATCCCTATAGTTATTCAAATCGAAATACTTTTTGCGCTACTTCTAGCTCTGTGCTTGTAGGTGGATTATTTGGAACTACTCTCGTAATAGCAGCTCCTGTTGCTACTGCTGCTGCAGTTGGAGTTGCTACTACTCTTTCTGTTTGGTGGGGCAATGAAATAATTCACGGTCCAAATGCATGTATTGTAAAGGAATGAATAGAATGATTTATCAGCAACTTGAACTCTTTTCCCTCACCAAAGATGAGCTACACATACTTGCAGGTATTACTCAAAGCAGAAGTGTAGCTGCATACTGTAACGACAATAATTTGTGGGATGTACCTATCTACAATCTCTGTAGACGAGTCTGCCCTCTGCATGATAAGGGAGAAAGCTGGAAGCCTTACATTGTAGAATGGGCAGGGTTAGAGAAAGAGATGAAGAGAAACACGAACGAACCTTACGAATTCCCACCTATCGATCCAGCCATAGAATACGATCTTGAGTCCATACCTTTAGGTTAGTCCTGCAGGGTTTTAGAATATTTTTTTGTTTCTGAAGCCCCGCACAACCCCGTTGCTCTATCACATGGGCAAAAAAGATACTTTACTTCTGCTAAAACTCATGGTATAATAAATTCATATTTTGATATACAATCAGGTCTACTTAAAACCAGATGCTAGCGAAAGTACTGTGATGATATGTGTGCGAGTACCTCTGGTACGGAAGTACCATAGGGTATCCCACAAAATTATCGAGGTTAGTATCGAGCTAGCATAATTCCCATAATGACTTCGCATTAACCACTAAGCGAGACCGATGACCAATATCAATCGGATAACCAAATAATTCTACAAACACCCCGACGGGGTCAAACAACCCCGCTACAACCTCTAAAACTCCTTTCCAAAGTTGCGTCTTTTAAAAACACACATAATTGCGCTCAATTCGCGAACAATAAAAAACCCGTTAAAGACTTCTAATCGATAACGGGTTTGTGTGTAATTTTATGGAATTATATCCCTAGGGCACCTAGTTTTTCCGCAATATTCTTTAGTGTTTGCTTTGGAGATTTCTCTAGTCCTACTAGCTTTTCTGGGTCTATGCTCAACCCCGCCGCGATTTCATTTACTAACTCTTCTTTCGTTACTGGTGTGTCTCCAGTCTTCGTTTTATAACTCTGTCGTTGATAAACTCCTTCTCGTGCTAGCTTACCAATGATTGACTTAATCGACTTTTCGTATTTCTCCGCCAATGCTTCTACTGTAGCTCTCGACGGGGTTGCAGTGTACTCCTGAATCATCTGCAAGGTTTGTTCTTCAGTATAATTGCTCATAGATAGTCTTCCTCGCTAATTGTTTGTGTTGTTGAATATATTTTCCAGATTAATGGAATCTCGCCTTTGTACTTTGCGAGTAGTGCTTCATAGATTTCTTGCTGCTCTTCGAGTCTCCACTCGCAGTCGTTCAGAGCTTCCATTAAATCATCTAATTCTTTATGAAGCAACTCTAATTTTTCAATTTGTGCTTCTATTTTTGGTGTAGGGTCTACAACAAGCTGTATAATATTGCCCATATAATGGCTCCTATGATCAGTATCAACCCCGTTACGGCTTTTACTTCGTCGTGTTCATAATCAGACATTGCTGTCTCCTTTTTTCATTATGTGTATATTATACTAAACTTTCTTAAAATTGTCAAGAATTTTTTTCAACACATAAGAAAAAACCCTCCTAAGAGGGCTTCATCACTTGTTTAAAAAGCAGTTCTTCCATAGCGTATGCTTCTTTCTCCCAGGGAGCATCAAGATATGCTAGATCATCACTGTCCATTGTTCCGTCATACCAAACCATAACGGGTTCATAGCGAAGTTTTCCACTTCGAAACTGTGCTACATGAACCATCTCATGCATTGCAGTCTTCATCATTGCATCGACCCCGTCGGGGTTATAGTACATTCTAATTGTGTATTCTTTCAATCGCTCCTGTTCTGTCAACCCAACATAAGTGCTATGGGCAGGGAGAAACTTTACTATCACTCTTGTTTTGTTCTTTATCTCCAGTACGTTCCAAGCGTATACCATTGATTGTATACACGCTTCTAACTCATGCTTATTCCATTCTTTACTAATTACTTCCAATTCTAGCATGTCGGTCCTGTAGCATTCTATAGACTTCTGGGTGGTTATAGGCTGCATCTCCTAACAATGCCATGAGTCTACCACATATCTCAGCATAGTTAGTATAGCCTTCCTGGTTTGCTTTCCATTTCTTTACTAATTCAGTGATTAGGTCATCACAGTCTTTCATACTAGTCATCGGCTATCCACTCCTGATATCGTGTCCAAAGATCAGTGTATTCGTTTACTTCCATCATATCTTTTACTTCATCTTCGCTCATGTACTTAATACAAGCGATTAAAACTTCTCTGTTGTTTAACCAGCCTTCGTCGACTAACTCAAGTAGATTGTTTCTCATTTTTTCTTCCTTTTTTAAGAATGTATATATTATACTAAAGTTCTACCACTTCGTCAAGATATATTTGAGGCATGGACGGGCAGGGAACGCACTCTAATTCCGGGGGCCGACGCGGGGTTTTTGTCAACTGTTTTTTGCTACCATTGGCCCAAATTTACTAGAATTTGCCTCGCATATGGGTAATTTTTCTAAAATTTACTCATATTTGCCTCGATATGTGTAAAAATTTAAGTTTTTTACACATAAACCCCGTTGCGGGGTTTCTACGGGGTCTCAGAAGACCAAGCGTGTGGGATTAATTTAAGGAAATTGTAAATAACACTTGACAAACCCCGTGGGGGTCTGCTATAATCGGCGCGGCCCACCATTTGCGTTGATTTTCGACTTTGCACTTCGGCGCCTCGTTATTAAAGCAATTACTTTAATAATCGTTGCGGGGTTTATGCAAGTAAATGCTTTACTATCTGCGGAGACTAGCCCTGCCCGGACTAATTTCACCGAACCTCAAAAAAAGACTTGACAAACCCCGCTCGATTTGGTACAATGGCGCGAGCGACACCATCGTAATTCCACTTCGCTTTCGCACTGGCGCCGGGGCGCCGAAATGAGAATGATTCTCATTTGGGATCGTCCAGCCCTGGCGATTCTGGAATGCCCGTTTTTTATCGGACAAAAAAAAATCCGCGAGAGCCCTGGAGCTAACGCGGATTTTCTGGAATGTGTGTTTTAGAATGAGAGTAAAAAACCGATTGGTAAATAAAATGCCATGCCGAAAACGAAAATGAAAAGCAAGGCAGTAAAAAAGTTATTGTCCATTTTTAATTTCCTGTATCAAGTGTTCCGCCATCGGGTGCAAGTCATAGCAAGGTTTTTTTCGTCTTCTATCAAAAGAAACCCAATTACCCTGTAAAGTTTCTGCAAGCAATAAAGTATTGTTAAACGCTTCAATTGCTGTCTGAAAGTTTCCAAAGGATTCGGTATAGCCACAACATCTATAATCATGCGCCGATTCTCCGAATATATCGAAGGCAAGAGCTAGGAGGATTTTTTCTTGGTAATGAGTCGTCCAAACAAGTTTCAATCGTTGAGCGTTGCAACGCGCATTAGGAAAACCTCGAGTTTGACCGATTTTTATATAATAAAAAGTTTCTAGCTTATTATTTATATCCGCAGCAATTGCAACATAGCAAGTCATTTTTTTAACTCCTGAATCAAGCGTTCCAATAAAGCGATGCGACCTGCCCGTTTGTCATTGTAATCGACAACGATCCAATCCGCGCCGATGCATTCTTCTTTCGCGAGTGTCATGCGGTCAAAAGAATCAAGAGCAAGTTTATCATTAGCGGAAAATTTCCAATAGGTGAGAGGCGATTTTCTTCGCTTGTTCAGTCTGTATTGTTGTTCGTCCTTTGAGATCGATAAATAGAATTTAATAATGCGCGTTCCTGATTGCTGTTCCCAATCGGAAACGTTCGCTAGAAAATTTTGCGCTTGTTTCTCGCTGCACCATGCATTCACGCGCTGCACCAATGCACGGCTATACCATGAGCGATCAAAAAATCGAACCTGCCCGCGCTTAGGTAAACGCTTATTCCAGTAACCGAACCAATTTCGCATAGCGCGCTTGCTAGGTTTCTTGGAATGCTCAATTGAGAATAAATTCGGCGGCAGATATTGAGAGAGCATTTTAATTGTGCCGCTCTTTCCTGCCGAATCCCTGCCCTCGAAAACAATAGCGAGCGAGTCGCTATTGTTTTCAACCAGTCGGTTCAATTCCGCTAATAATTTTTTCTTGCTAGGCATTTACAATCCTCCAAGGCATTGCAGATTTCTTGTTGTAGGGAATTTTTGCGCCAGTAGCAAAGCAGCGAGCGAGAATTTCGGTCTCGATAATTGCATCGCTCAAAGCTGTGTGATCTTCAATAAAACCCCAATCCCCCGCGCAAAATCGGTAGGCGTATTCTGCCCCCGTGCGAATATTGCCTGCATCGCTAACCCATCCCTTTTGTTTCGCTAAATCTTTATAGAGTCGAGTATTCAGTTTTGTCTCGCAAGCAAATTGCCAAATACACAATTGGTCAAGCGAGTGCGGCAGAATTTTGTCGGTATAACCTAGCGCGGAATGCGTGTTGCGCATAACGCGAGTGTCAAAAGGCAGATTATAAGCAGCGAGAATATTAACCGAATATTCTAGAATATCGGCTCGCATGGTCTCGACAATCTCGAGCCAAGGGGCGAGGCGAATTTCGCCGCGCTGTAACATGGGGGCATAGTGCGTAAAAATTTTCCCCGCATAGAATGCGCCCATCATCTTCTTCGCATCCGTGAAAATTTCTTCAACGAGCCAATTGCGCGAGAGAATAATCTCGCCGCGCTTATTGGTGATCGTGTAGCCAACATCGTAAACCGAACCAGTGAGATCGGCAGTTTCGGTATCGAGCACCATAATTATTTTCTTAGCGTTATTCATTGTGCCAACCTCTTATTGAGTTCGATTGCATCATGCGCGAGAATCCCTGCATGAGTGTAATAATCGAGAATCGCTTTATTGTCATCGTATGCCACGCAATCGGCAGCGAATCGTCGCCATGATAAGCCAAGGGATTGGGCATAATCAGTGAGCAAGTCGCGCTTCAATGCCCAATCTGCTCGAGTGTCTCTCTCGCCATCGCGTGAGAGGCAAGCGTTAAATTGCAAGCCGTACGCTTCGAGAAAAAGAAAATCAGCAGCGGTCATAACGCGAGCTGTACATATAATAATATGCTCGCCTCGTCTCATAGCTGAGCGCCATAGCTGTGCAATCGGTAGCAGCGAATCCCTGCAAATATATTCCCAAGTCGAGCAAGCTCGCCATGCATCGAGATCAAGCGTCCCATCTGCTCGCGTGACAGCGCGGTGAGATGAGTCGATAACAGTGTGATCTAAGTCGAAAATAATCATGATAAATAACCTATAATTCCAATAATATTCAGCGCGATGAGATTGTAAGTCCTAGTGCGAATCGCTTGTAGTGTGAGAAGGCTCAACCCTACCGCTGCTAACGTTTTTCCTTCGGGTGAATCGATGATAAATGGTGCGACTGCTAAGGCAGCCGTACCAATCCAATCTAAGAGCCAGTAAGTGAGTCTAGCAAGTTCGCCAAGCTCTGTGCGGTAGCCTTCTCGAGTCCGCTCAACTTGGCGTTGGTCTTTTTTGCGATAGCATCGACCAATTGAGTCTTGGTCGCGCCTTTCGCTCGCTTTGCAGCGGGTGCTTTCGCAATATATTCTATGCCTTCCGCTTTCGCCTTGGCGATAACCGATTGGACAGAAACCTTGCTTTTAGTTTGCTCTGTAAAAGTAGCAGCAAAGTCTTTCGCAATTTCAAGATTGAGAGGAGAGGCTTTGACCATAGCGCCAAGCATTTCTTTTGTGTAAACTGTCATAGTATTCTCCAAATAAGAATCATTATCATTTAGGTTTAGTGAGAGGCTCTCGCCTAGTCAGTGAGTACATTCTAGCAAATTGAGCGGAAAATGCAAGTATTATTTTGTATCAATTTTGCCTGCCCGCTCTCTTGTCTAGCCAGGTAATAGTAGCAAATTGAGCAAAAAAGTGTAATGAAAAAATTCGATAGTAAATCTAAATTTCGCTTAAAAAAACGATCGTTCCGCAAGTCACATGAAATGCCAGGAGGGGGCGGTAATGAGACTCATTCTCATTTGGCGACCAGGCGCTCCCCCACACGTACAACTTTATAAATTTTCAAAAATCGCTTTTTCACGCGAAGTAGCGGGGAAACGACGATTGCAAAAAATTCTTGACAATTTCAAAAAATTGAAGTATAATACTTGTATGAAAATATTAATTGGGTGTGAATTTTCCGGCGTTGTTCGTGACTGCTTCTTGGCAATGGGTCATGAGGCCATCTCGTGCGACTTACTACCAACAGAAGCTCCCGGCCCTCATATTGTCGACGATGTGGTAAAAGTTTTGTATGAAAATTCGTGGGATATGGCAATTTTACATCCACCCTGTACCTATCTAGCGGCCTCGGGACTACATTGGAACAAGCGACAACCAGAGCGCGCTCTCAAAACCGAGGAAAGTTTAAAATTTATCGAAAAGTTGTGGAAAGCTCCTGTAAAACATATGTGCATCGAGAATCCTGTAGGATGTATTAGTACTCGACTTGATTTTATGCCCAAGCCTCAATATGTACAACCCTATGATTTTGGAGAAGATGCTTCAAAGAAGACAGGTTTGTGGCTTCGAAACTTACCTGCCCTAGTTCCTAGCGAATATGTCGAACCCCGCTGGGTGGACGGTAAGCCTCGTTGGGCAAATCAGTCCGATAGTGGGCAATCGCGACTTGGCGGAGGTTCTGGGCACGAACGTTCCGTTACCTATTTTGGAATCGCAGCAGCAATGGCTTTACAGTGGGGATAGAAAAAAATTTCTTGACTTTAATTGTGTCATGCAGTATAATTCAAAAATGGCAAAAGAATTAACAACAATATCTCCAGAAGGGATTGAAATAGCGAATCTGTATTTACAATACGGAAATATTCGTGAAGTATGCAACTATCTTAGCATTGCTGAAGATACGGTTGTGTCTACCCTGAACAAAAGAGAAGTAAAGCAGTACATTGACACCGTGTACCTTGATATGGGATATCGCAACCGAGGGAATATTGCTTCGGTTATGGACGATATAATAGCTTCAAAACTTGAAGAAGCAACTGAAACAGGAATCTATTCTAAGAAAGATTTAGCAGACCTACTACAGATGGCTCATAAAATGCGTATGGACGAGATTAAGGCACAAGTAGAGCTTGAGAAAGCTTCTTCCGCCTCAATCAAGAACCAGACAAATGTTCAAATTAATGAAGCTATACCTTTTGGTCAAGGAAACTATGGAAAGTTGATGGAGAAATTACTCAATGGTGGAGGATAGAGTTGAAGAGCGAATACATACGCTCGAGAATCAATTAGATCGGCATGAGGTACAGTGCGAAGAACGTTGGAAGACAAACTTTCAGCGTCTTGGCGATATCGAAAAGGCTGTTGAGCGCATAGAAGGACGAATTGTAGCCGTTGGTGGTGCAGTTATTGTCTTTCTAGCAGGCCTTGTCGTTACTGTATTTGCGAGGTGACAGTTCTCATGTGTATGGCCTTGAATATTTACTTCGAGGCCAGAAGCGAGGATTTCTTATCTCAACTTGCAGTTGCTCACGTAGTTGAGAATCGTGTCGAATCGTCCCTCTTTCCGAACTCCTATTGTGGAGTTGTGAAAGATGGAGGAGAACAGCGACATCGATGTCAATTTTCGTGGTACTGTGACGGTAAGTCAGATAATCCTAAAGATTTGGCTGCTTGGAAACAAGCAATTTACGTTGCGATGGTTTACTCAAAGTACGAAGACCCTACTTCAGGAGCTCTTTGGTACCATGCGCACTACGTACGGCCAAGATGGGCAGGTAGCAGTTATGTTGCCGTAGGCTCACACAGATTTTATCATGCCTTATACGATTAAAGGAACAACAGTCTACAAGAAGAGCGGCAAGAAACTTAAAAAGAAAGCAAAGGCAAAAAGTAAGACCTCTGCTAGAAAGATGGTAAAATTACTACAAGGAGTAGAACATGGCTGGAAACCCAAAAAGCGAAGCGGGAAAAGGAAGCAAGCCAAGAAAAGGACGAGACGATAACGCTTATGCAACAGGTTGGGACTTGATATTCGGTTCCAAAAAGGAGAAGGAAGAATGCGAACAATCAGACAAAAGCGAGACATGTGGATTGTCGAAGAAAGCGGAAAAGTAGTAGGAATCTACAATAACGAGCAGGAAGCTAAAGATGCTGCGGGTATCAAAGTACGTCTAGCTGGAGCCGTAGTTGAAGAAAGCATCTTGGATGCAGACCTAGACGATGATGGTGTTATCGAAAAGGCAGAGCTAGAGCAATGGCTGTCAAAAAGCGACGAAAAGTAACAAAGAAAAAACCCGTACCTACAAATAAACGGCTTTATGCGAAAGTAAAGTCCGAAGCAAAGCGTAAGTTTAAAGTATATCCTTCAGCTTATGCAAACGGGTGGCTTGTAAAGACTTACAAGGCACGAGGCGGTAGATACCGCATGGGGAGTAAGTAATGCACGGACCTAGTTGTAGTGGAGGGCCTTATACGCCCAAGCCAAAGAAAAAGCGTAAAAAGTAATGGCTAAGCCTAGAGGTGGTCTTACTAAGTGGTTTAAAGAAAAATGGGTAGATATTTCTCGTCCGAAAAAAGGCGGGGGATATCAGCCCTGCGGTCGTAGTAAGGCAAAAAAAGGAAAATACCCTAAATGCGTTCCAGCTGCCAAAGCAGCAAAAATGACTCCAGCACAAAAACGCTCCGCTATTCGAAGAAAGCGTGCAGCAGGGAATCCTGGAGGCAAGCCGACTTATGTGAAAACATATGCTCGTAAGAGACAACGACGTGGCGGTAAGAAAAGGTAAAAAGAAAGACTCCAGACTTAAAAGAGCTAAGGTATCAGGCTACAATAAACCTCGTAGAACTCCTGGCCATCCTAAGAAGTCTCACATCGTAGTAGCAAAAGTGGGAACAAAAGTAAAGACTATTCGTTTCGGTCAGCAAGGCGCAAAGACTGCGGGCAAGCCTAAAGCTGGTGAGTCTGCTGCAATGAAAAAGAAGCGCGCCTCGTTTAAGGCTCGTCATGCAAAGAATATTGCAAAGGGCAAAATGAGCGCAGCTTATTGGGCCGATAAGGTAAAATGGTAATGATTGGAGCATACGGATTAGACATTGCTAGAGGCGCAGAACGAGACTACGTTTTTGAACACAAATTTGGAGCAAATCCAAATCTTGTTTCAGGCACTCAAACCCTTTGGACACAAGGCGGAGCGTACCCATGGTCTGCACTTGATAATCCCCAAACTTTATACCTTATTAGTACTTCTGCCTCCGATACGGGGTCTCTGACGGTTTATGGTCTTGATGCAGATTATGTTCTGCAACAAGAAACTGTAACAATGACAGGACTTACAGCTGTTCCTACTCAAAATACTTTTAAGCGTATATATCGTATGATTTATAGCGATGATGCAGCAAATGTAGGAACCATTACTGCTCGTACAGTTTCAGGTACAGGCACTGTCGTAGGGCATATAAAAATAGGAGATAGTCAAACTCTTATGTGTGTATACACCGTGCCTGCGAATACTCGTGCTTACGGAACCCAGTTTACCGCAGGTATTGGTAAAGGAGGGGACGCTGAGTTTAAATTATATACTCGTGACTTTGGAGGAACTTTCCGAATACGTGCACAGCTTGAGTTATACGAAACAACTTTTACTCAAACTTACTCTGTTCCTTTCTATCTTCCTCCGAAGATGGATATAGATTTCCGAGCAACAACTACTGGAAATAACTTTCCCGCAACGGGGTCATTCGATCTAATACTAGATCCGGTATAATTGGAAAACTAAATGGAAGATAATACTCGAAATGAAGTACAAGTAGACTTAGATAAATACAACGCTCTACTAGATCGTATTGATGAACTTGAAGATGCAGCAGCAGCGGCTCCAGAAGCTCCCCCACCGGAAGCTCGATACCAAAAAATAAAAGACTTGGCAGTTGCAATAGATGCTTGGCGTATCTTTCCAAGAATATTTATTACTACTTATATTTATTTACTCTATTCAAGTTCAAAATGGTTTATGGCTTTAGAAGCCCCTACCATGGAACAAGCAGGTCTAATTTCAGTAATTGTAGGAGCAGGAGCTGCTTGGTTTGGTTTATACGCAAATAGTGGAAAAAAAGAATAATGGCAGTACAAGTTAGTAGGGTAGATGTTCCATATACAAAGATACAAGAACTAGACTCAGGGTCTCGATTTCTAAAACTACCTATTGATCCTTATCTGGATTTATTAGGAATCGACCCTTTGCCCTCTCAAATAGCACTTATAAATGCTATAAATAATCCAAAATATCGCTTTGTGACAGCAGCACTCTCCAGACGGCAGGGAAAAACCTATATTGCAAATATTATAGGGCAACTAGTTTCACTTGTTCCAAAATCAAATATACTTATCATGTCCCCTAACTACTCCCTCTCTCAAATCTCCTTTGATCTGCAAAGAACACTTATTAAGCACTTCGATCTCGAAGTTACAAGGGATAATGCAAAGGATAAAGTTATAGAAATATCAAATGGTTCTACGGTACGAATGGGTTCTGTAAATCAGGTAGACTCTTCTGTAGGGCGTTCTTACGATCTAATTATCTTTGATGAGGCGGCACTTACAGACGGAGAGGAAGCTTTTAATGTTTCTTTGCGCCCCACACTCGATAAAGATAATTCAAAAGCAATTTTTATTTCTACTCCACGAGGAAAGAATAACTGGTTTGCAAAATTTTTTGACAGAGGATTCTCTGCTGAGTTTCCTGAATGGATAAGTATAAAAGCAACCTACAAAGATAATCCTCGCATGAGTCAACATGATGTAGACGAAGCCAAGAAGTCTATGAGCGAGTCAGAGTTTAAGCAAGAATACGAAGCGGATTTTAATACTTATGAAGGACAAATTTGGAACTTTAATGCTGAAGAATGTGTTGCAGATTTATCAGAATTAGACACTACTGGTATGGATATATTCGCAGGGTTAGACGTAGGCTTTAGAGATCCTACCGCTTTTTGTGTAATAGCATATGACTGGGATACTGGAAAATATTATGTACTCGGAGAGTACTACGACTCTGAAAAAACTACAGAGAAACATGCAGAAGAAATTAGAGATGCTATAAATAAGTATGATATAGACTTTATTTACATAGATTCTGCGGCTGCTCAAACTCGATTTGACTTTGCGCAGAATTATGATATTAGTACAATAAATGCAAAGAAGTCCATTATTGATGGTATAGGTCATGTAGCAGCAATAGTTGATAATAATAATCTTATTGTAGATCAGAGGTGTTTCGAGACTTTATCTTGCTTAGACCAATACCAATGGGACCCAAACCCTAATCTATTAAAGGAGAAGCCCAAGCATAACAAAGCATCGCATATGGCAGATGCTCTTCGATATGCTTTGTACTCGTTTGAAACTTCGCAGACCACATTCTAATAGGACATGGTTAAAAATAGTGTTTGACAACAAACCTCAAGTTAGCTATAATTTCGTTATCAAAGTAGAAAAGAAACCACATGGCACAGCTAAAAAGAGACAGAGTTAAGTATATTCGGGACAAAGCAAAGTCCCAATACCAAAAAGCAGGGGCTTGCTACATTTGTGAAAGTACAGAGAAACTAGACTTTCATCATTTTTACAGTTTAAGTCCTCTACTCTCTGAGTGGTTGAAAGAAAAACAGGCTACACGCCCTGATCACTATACTGACGAATACATTGTCGTATGGAGAGATGAGTTTATAGAAGAAAAGCACGCAGAGTTATATGACTATACAGTAACTTTATGCCATGCACATCATCTACAGCTACACTCTATTTATGGCAAAGATCCTTCTCTAGCTACAGCTAAAAAGCAAGAGAACTGGGTAGAAATACAGAGAACTAAACATGGCGTGGTATGATACATTACTAGGTAGAAAGCCTGAAGATTTGGAAGAAAAACTGAATCCTGCGCAACCATACTACGATAATAAAATTGAGCCTACTAGAGAGCCAACTTATTCATACGAGCGTGCCTACGAAGAATTAGAAATTGTTAATCGTGGCGTCAACATGATTGTAGATGATGCTGCCGAAATTAATACCATCGTTGGAATGCCTACAAAGGGCACTGCCGTACAGAAAGGTATAAAGCGCAGTAGAGTAGATCTTCTTCTCAATACTGAGCCTAATCCTTTTCAGGATATAAATACTTTTCGTAGAAACTGTATTATTGATTTAATCCTTGACGGAAATATCTTTATTTATTTTGATGGAGTACACTTGTATCATCTTCCAGCAGATAAGATGATTATTCATGCAAGTGATACTACTTACATTGAAAAGTTTACTTTTAACGAGAGAATAACTTACTCTCCTAGTGAAATTATTCACGTTAAAGAAAATTCGTTCTACTCTATTTATAGAGGAGTTCCACGTTTAAGCCCTGCTCTTCGTACTATGAAGTTAATGTCGAGCATGAGATCTTTTCAAGATAACTTCTTTAAGAATGGTGCAGTTCCAGGACTCGTACTTAAAAGTCCTAATACTCTTTCAGAGAAAATTAAAGAGCGTATGCTCATGTCTTGGCAAGCACGTTATAAGCCAGACGCAGGAGGCCGTAGACCTCTTATTCTTGATGGTGGTATTGAAGTAGACTCTATTTCAAACGTAAACTTTAAAGAGTTAGACTTTCAAAGTGCTACAGAAGAAACTGAAAAGACTATTTTAAAAGCACTTGGCGTACCTCCAATCTTACTAGATTCTGGAAATAATGCTAATCTTCGTCCGAATATGCGGTTGTATTATTTAGAAACCGTATTGCCTATAGTAAAGAAATTAAACTTTGCTTTAGAAAGATTTTTTGGGTATGAGCTATCAGAAGATATTACAAATATTCCAGCATTGCAACCAGAACTGCGCGACTCCGCGCAATACTATTCTGCTCTTGTAAACGCAGGAATTATTACCCCAAATGAAGCTCGTGATAACCTAGGTTTTGAAGCCGTAGAAGGTCACAGCGATTTAAGAGTTCCTGCGAATATTGCAGGCAGCGCAGCAAACCCAGATTTGGGTGGAAGACCTACCGAAGGAGACACAGATGTCGAATAAGGCACAAATCAAGAAAGTACTACAAGATGTAGCCATGTTTTTTGCTGAAAAAGGAAAAGTTCTTTCTCAAGCAGAATATGTAGAAGCTGCAGATAAACCAGTTCTACTTTCAAACATTCGTAGAATTTTTCGTTCTTACTCTCGTATGGTTATTATGTTAGAAAGAAATGAGCCAGAACTTTGGCTTATGGCTACTAAACCTAAATTACCAGAAGTAAAAATAGAAAAACCAAAGATAGAAGTACCAAAGCCAAAGCCTGTAAAAATTGAAGTACCCAAGGCTGAGCCTGCAAAAGCAGAGGTAAAAGAAGATGGAAAAAATATTTAATCTTACCTCCACATTTAAATCACAAGCTGCAGAAGATGGCAGTGTAATGATTCGTGGGATGGCTAGTACTGCTGACTTTGACCGTGCTGGAGATTCTATATCTCACGAAGCATGGACAAAAGGTGGGCTAGCAAACTTTGAAAAGAATCCTATTATTCTTTTCAACCATGACTATGATCGACCAATTGGTCGTGCGACTGGTATGAAAGCTGGTCCTAATGGTCTGGAATTAGAATGCAAGATTAGCAAAAGTGCCCCTGGCAATGTTGCTGAGTTAGTTAAAGACGGTGTCCTTGGAGCCTTTTCTGTCGGTTTCCGAGTCAAGGATGCGGATTATATTAAGGAAACTGATGGATTAATGATTAAGGACGCTGAGTTGTTTGAAGTTTCGGTTGTTTCCGTACCTTGCAATCAGGCAGCTACTTTCTCTTTGGCGAAATCCTTTAACTCGATGGATGAGTATGAGGAGTTCAAGAAAACTTTCACAAATCGTGTAGATCTAGCCGGTCAGACTCTGGCTAAGGACGAGGTCAATACCTCTAGCGTAGCTAGTGACACACCGGAAAAGGCGGAATTATCCGCACAACAGGAGATCAAAATGTCTGAAGTTAATACTCCAGAAATCGACTTGGAAGCTTTTGCTAAAAAAGTAGCGGAGCAAACTGCTGCTAATATTGCAATGAAGCAAGCCGAGCAAAAAGCAGCTGAAAAAGCTGAGCAAGAAAAAGCAGCAGCAGAGGCAGAAGCCAAAGCAGCTCAAGAAGAGCAAGTTAAATCAGCGGTAGTTACTGCTGTTGAGACTGGTGCAGAGCGTCTACAAGAAGACCTCGAAGCGAAACTCGCTGAGAAAGATGCAAGCTACAACGAAGTTCTCGCTTCTTTCAAGAAAGAGCTTGAAGAGAAGAGCGAAGAGATGGCGAAAATGCGCGATTCAAAGCGTACTTTCTCTGATCGTGGCGCACAAGGCGACCTCACTAAGTGGGGCAAAGACTTCATGCACGCTCACCTTCTAGGTGTTATGACTGGCAAAGGTTGGGATACTAACTTTGCTCGTAACATTCAAGAAAAAGCAGGTATTGCATATGCTGCAACTGCTGCTGATATTGACCAAGAAGTTTCTCGTCAAATCGAGAAGGAAGTTACTCTTAACCTCCGAACTGCTGGTCTTTTCCGCGAAATCCCTGTAAATGGTGCAGCTACTGTACTTCCAATCCAGCCTGACGTAGAGCCTGCAACTTTCCAAACTGGTGCAGCTGCTGCTGGTAACTTGGAAAACCGTGGTGATTCAGACAACAGCTATAAGCCTTCACAAGTAATTCTGAATGCTTATCGTCTGATCTCACAGACTTACATGGATAACCACATTGACGAAGAAGTCCTCATTAACTTGATGCCTATGCTCGTTGAGTCAGTTGCTCGTGCACACGCACGTGCTGTTGATAATGCAATTGTTAACGGTTCTGGTTCAATTACTGGCCTTGACGGTTATGCTACTGCAAATGCTGATACTCTTAGCATTGGGGGTTCTGAGGCTCTTACTGCGGCTAAACTACTTGCATGTCGTAAGGACATGGGTAAGTATGGTATCAATCCTATGGATGTTGCCTACATCGTTAGCCAGGCTCGTTACTTCGAGCTTATCGAAGATGCCGGTTTTGCAGATATCACAGACGTAGGTTCTGATATCGCTACTAAGATCACTGGTGCAATCGGTGCTGTTTATGGCTCACCTGTTATCGTTTCTGACAGCTTCGGCTCAGAGGCAGACGGTGTTCCAGTTGCATTTGCCGTTAACACTCGTAACTACGCAATCCCACGTCTCCGTGGCGTTAGCGTTGAGCAAGACTACGAAGTTGGTAACCAGCGTCGTGTTATCGTTGCTACTCAATCACTCGGCTTTGAAGAGTTGGTTGCAGATACAGCAGGTAACCGTTCAGCTGTTAAGATCGACCTCGCAGTTTAATCTGAACCAGAAAACGAGGGGGAGTTCGCTCCCCCAAGTTTTTATTAATTGACTTATATGGCAAACTTAATTACACTAGAAGAATACAAAGAAGCTGAAGGTATTCAGTCTCCGAAAGAAGACTTGCGTATTGAGGCTTTGATTCCATCTGTGAGTCAATTAATAAAAACTTACTGCGGTAACAGTATTGTAGACTACTACTCTACTAATAAAACAGAAGTTATTAATATTAATTGGGATACTCACATAATACAGCTTACTGAAAGTCCTGTAAACACGATTGTGTCTGTCGAAGAAAGAGACTCTTACCAAGACAGTTATGTAACGCTTACAGAGGCTTCATATGAGTATTACTTCGATAGTTCTACTGATACTGTGATGAGAACTACTGGAGGTAGAAATTATCGTAACTGGGCAAAAGGCCCTGGAGCGGTAAGAGTAGTCTACACTGCGGGGTATGAAACTGTTCCTGCAGATTTACAGCTTGCAGTTATTGATTTGATTACTTACTATATCAAAGATGAGCACAAAGAGCGCCGCACACTTGCAGGTGCTTCAGTACAAAATCAAGCAAGTACTAGTCAGCGTAATAATGTTGCTTTCCCTGACCATATTAAACGCGTTCTAGACTTATACAAAAACTTCTAATGTCAAAGCAGCTTACAAAAAAACTATTAAAAGAAGTTTTTAGAATAGCCGATGGAAAAAGCACCAGAAAGCAGCTTACAAGAAATAAACACATTGTTACAATTACGCTTGAAAATATTAAAGAATCCTATAGAGATTCGTATAATAGAGTTCTAGAAAAGAGCCCAGACTTACCTGATCCAAAAGGCTGGAAAATTTTTGATTTTGCAGCAAAAGCAGCAATAAAAGACTTAGAAAATCATTTAAAAGATCCTAAGACTAAATCTTATTTTGCGCCAGGAAGTATAAAAGGAAGAGTAGTAGTTTATACAAGTAATAAAAATTCTACTGTACCTTTAGAAATTATTAAAAAAACAGGAGTTCGTTATGTTAATAGAAAATTAAAACAATCTAATAAAACTTTAACGGACGCAAAAAGTCTTGTTGAACAAAATCCCGGAATGGATTTTAGTGCAGCAGCACAAGCTAGTCAAGTAGCTCAGTTCAAAACAGGTATAGAAATACACCATAAAGGAACTACAATTGGAGCTGCGCAGTTAACTAAAGCTTTCGCTTTTTTAGAAACTTCGAAGTATTTTTCAGATTTTATGTCCTCTGAAGAAATAACATCTTTAAGAGATATGTTTGGAGACTTTGATTTAATGTTTCAAACAGACTCGGACTTAAATGTATCAATTAAAGAAGATTATTTAATTTCAGTAGATATTGGCAGTTATAGAAAAAACTTTGGAGGAAGTGAGCCAAATGATTGGAAGAATATTAAACCAAAGTTAGAAGAAGCTATTTCTTCGTGGGCGTCTAAGCAAGACTGGTGGAACAGAAAAGGAAGTAAATCTCTAAAAGAAGACTCACTAGAGCTAACGGCTCATACAGTAGTAAGTACATTAACAAAAGCTAGAAATGTTACAGCTACAAAAAAGACAAAAAAACCAAAGAGATCGCCTGCACCAGTTAAAACAGTAATTGCAGGGACTTCAAAAAGAAGAGTAAAAAATTCAAAAGCAACCCCGGCAAGAGGCAGGACAAGAAAACCAAAAAGCACGGGGTTTTCACAAGTAAAACTATATGCGGCTTTAAATACTAGAATTAATGCAGTAGTAGCAAAAAACATGGATCTTCCTGGATTAGAATATCAGACAGGAAGATTTGCGTCAGGAGTTAAAATTACAGACGTAAGTAAAACAGCTCAAGGATTTCCTTCTGTAGGGTATACTTACCAACTGTACCCCTATCAAACTTTCGAGCCAGGATTCGCTCAAGGAAGCACAGATAGAGACCCTCGTAAATTAATTGATAGATCAATACGAGAAATAGCTGCAGAAATGGTAACCGGAAGATTATACACTAGGAGACAATAATGGCTACAAGAACTTATAGTACTAGAAGGCAAGCCATTGTAAATGCTCTAGTAGATAAATTAAAAGGTATTAATGGAAACGGAGAATACCTTACAAACTTATTTGAGAATGTTCATCCAAGATTAAAATTCTGGGATGAGATAGAAGAATTTCCAGCAGTACACTTAAATGCGGGGTCAGAAACTCGAGAGTATCAAGGTGGGGGTTATAAAGACCGTTTTATGAGCGTAACTTTAAGATGTTACGTAAACTCCGAAGACTCTGTAGAAGACTTAGATAAGTTATTGGAAGATGTAGAAGTAGTATTGGAGGATAACTCCAGACTGCAGTATATAGATAGAAAAGGCGTAGCACAATATACGCATCAAATCACAATCATTAGTATCGATACTGATGAGGGTGTGCTTGAACCATATGGAGTCGGTGAGATGACAATAGAGGTTCGATACTAGAAAATACTGGCAAGAACAAAGGTTCAAGTCCAAGTCTTTTCAAGAATATAGGAGAAAGTAATGGCACAACAATTATATTTTAGTCGCGATACTAAAGTTTACGTGGAAATTGGAGCCAATGTATGGGAACTTCCTGTACTCGACGGTTTCAGTTTTTCACAGGCTACAAACGTATCTGAAATCGCTCTTTCAGAGATGGAAGATTCTGCAGGCACTAGTAAGCGGGGTCGTCGCGCATTTAACGACTCTCTAGCCCCAGCAGAGTGGTCTTTTAGTACTTATGTACGTCCGTTCGTTTCAGCAGGAACAGGTGCGGGCGCTGCAGATACAGCAGCAAACCATCACGCAGTAGAAGAAGTATTATGGGCACTAATGGCAGGATCTGCTGCTTATGCATCCAATACCTTCCCAGGATTTACTGCGGATACAACAGACTTAAATATTGACTTTTCGAACTCAAATAAGTCTACTCTAGGTACCGCAAGTATCTACTTTGTTGTAGGTAATGCAAACAAGAAAGTGTATAAGTTAACAAATGCCGTTGTTAATGAAGCAACTCTTAACTTTGAAATTGACGGTATTGCAATGATTGATTGGTCAGGCTTTGCAGCAGAAATTGTGGATGATACAGCAACAGGTCTTCCTACTGCTACTATCTACGAAGACGTTACAGCCACAGACAACTTTATTCGTAACCGTCTCACACAATTAACAATTGTACCTACTACTCAGGATCCTGATGGCGATACTGTTGATGAGTTAGAAGCCTCTTACGATCTTACTCTTACTGGTGGTAGTATTACTATTACTAATAATATTACTTACATTACTCCAGAAGAGCTAGGTGTAGTGAATGTTCCAATTGGTCACGTAACTGGTGGTCGAGCAGTAAGTGGAAGCTTTACTTGTTATCTACTAAAAGATACGGCTGGAACAAATAAGTCTACTGACTTCTTCCAAGATGTTAAGTCAATTTCAAATGTTGTTACTAACTCTTTTGCACTTACATTTAAAGTTGGTGGAACTTCCGCTCCAGCACTAGAGCTAGCAATGCCTACTGCTCACGTAGACATTCCTACTCACTCTATTGAAGATGTAATTTCTCTTGAAACGAATTTCAATGCTCTACCAAGCAGCATTGAATTAACAGACGAAGTTACGCTTACTTACAAGGGTGCATAGTGTTAGCATAGAAAAATAGTTCTTGACTTTTATGTTGAGATCTTCTATACTAATAACAATAAAAGTGGGGGTGTAAAAACCCCCGCTTGTTTTCATAAAAACAATAAAAGGATATACAATGACAGATTCAGTAACTTCTAAAGCCGCTCCAGTTTCATTAGCGAGTTTATTAACTCCAAGCAAGACAGTATCTATTGACTTTCCTGGGTATAAAGGATTTACTGTAGATATTTGTTACTTGGGCAGAGATGAATTACTAAAACTTCGAAAGAGATGTGTTAGCACAAAATTTAATAAGCGTACTCATCAGCCAGAAGAAAATTTAGATGAAGATAAGTTTCTGGAAGAGTATGTAAGTGCAGTTATCAAAGGTTGGTCTGGCTTGAAATTTTCATACTTAGAAGAGTTTCTTTTGGTGGATATTTCGAAACAGAATCCTGACGATGAACTACCTTTTACACAAGACAATGCGGAATTACTAATGCGTAATTCTAATAGTTTTGATTCTTGGATTACAGATACTGTTTCAAATCTTGAAAATTTTACTGGGAGCAAGTAGCCCATATTCAGGATTTACTTGCTCGTTATGTGAAAGAACAGTCTTCACCAATATCTATAGATCAATATCTACAGATATGCGAGCAATTGGGTGAAGAACCCGATCCCCAAAAGATGCCACTTACCGAGTCGGATTTTCCGGCAGAGGTACAAGTGGCATTTTTTATGTTTAATTTACTATCAGATGTCTGGGAAGGTATGTCCGGCACTTATTGTGGAAAAGACTGGTCACATTGCTCACAATTATTTGATATTTACGAAGTACAAGATCCAAAAGTTATATTATATTTTATGAAATTGTATGAAAGAATATTAATGGGATATAGATCTGAAGAAGCAGATAGAAAACGAAAAGCAGAAGAGCGTAAAGCTAAAAGCGGTGGTAAGAACTACACCCATAATGTACAAGGCTAATGGCTGAAAATACGATAAAGATAAAAGTAAAAGTAGACGATGACGGTAATTTAAAAGCCGTTGGAAACAAAGCTAAAAAAGCCGCGGATAGTCTCAACGGTCTCGCAGCAGGCTCTCAAAATGCAGATAGACGCTTAAAAGGCGCTGCTAAAGCCTCGTCTAACAGTACTAAAAACTTTTCGAAGATGGCTCAGGGCATAACCGGAGGGCTTGTTCCTGCGTATGCAACTCTTGCTGCAAATGTTTTTGCTCTATCCGCTGCATTTAATTTTCTTACACAGGCCGCAAACTATAAGAACTTAATATCTGCTCAAAATGCCTACGCCGCTAGTACAGGGTCTATGCTGTCTTCAATCTCTACTTCATTGCAAGAGGCTTCTCAAGGATATTTGAATTATGGACAGGCCGCAGAAGCAGCGGCTATAGGTGCAGCTAAAGGCTTTACAACAGGCCAGCTTACAAAATTAACTGATGATGCCGTTAAAATTTCAGCAGCACTAGGGAGAAGTTACGAAGATACTTTCAATAGACTTTTAAGAGGTGTATCAAAAGCAGAACCAGAATTACTAGACGAACTAGGAATCACTCTTCGACTAGAGACAGCTACAAAAAGATTTGCAGCCGCTAATAATAAAGCAGCAAAATCTTTAACAGAGTATGAAAGAGGCCAGGCTGTATTAGCTGAAGTAAATAGACAGATAAACAATATGTTTGGTTCACTAGACTCCGCAGATTTTAAAAATCCCTTCGAGCAATTAAGCGTTACTTTTGATGAGATAGTTAAAAAAGCAACTCAGTTTGTTTTACCTATTTTTGAAGGTTTCGCAAATATTATAAATAGATCAGCAGTAGCAGCCATAGCAGTTTTCGGAATGTTAGGACTCTCTATATTTAAAGCAGCTATCCCGACAGAAGAAATGGGGGAAGCAATAGATAGTTTAGGAGATCGTTTTACTAGAATGTCTGAGAAGGCTTCTGCAAGTATAAAATCTCTAACTGATTCTCAAAAACAAGCGATATCAGCTTTAGAACAATCAAAAGCAAAGGCTAGTTTAAAAGGGCAAAAACAAGCTGCAGGTTTTGTACAAAGAGGCTCCTCATCAAAAATTTTAACAAAATTAGCTTCAGATCCTACCTCTTTAAATAAAGCGGATGAGAGCAATCTTAGAAAAGCATTTAAAGCTGCTGAAGCTCAATACAAAAAAACTGGACAAATAACAACAGGTATTTTTGCAGGAGAAAACATAAAGAGAGTTCGAAACTTTGAAGATACCTTAAAGAAAATGACTGCAAGTCACTCTACTTGGTCTATGAAATTTGTATCTGTGCATAAAAAGGCTTGGCTTCGTATTAAGCAAGTATGGGCAGTAGGGGGCAAAGGCTTTGCAGTTACCATGAAAGGTATGTCCAACGTAGCTTCTACTGCGGGAAAAGTTCTCAATAAAGCTCTGGGAGTTCTTGGAATAATTGGGTCTATAACTATCTTAATAGAAGGTTTCAAGGAGCTAAAGCGTAGTATATATGATATTACACTCTCAATATTGGGGCTTGTAGATAGATTTGTACAATCAGGCCCAGGAAAAGGAATAGTAAAAGTAATTACTTTTGTACAAAATGCTATATTAACCTTATTAGATAATAGTGTGGGATACTTAACAGGGTTTATAAGAATAGTAGGAGAAAAAATAGGTGCTGGATTAAGGCTTTTAAATTTTAACTCGGCTGCAGAAAATGTAGAAAAATTAGCAATAGTAGATGAAAAATTCGACAATTTTATAGCTACTATGAGAGCCGGTACTGAAGTACTAGGAGATGTATCTGAAGGTACAGCAAGTTTCGTAGACATGTTTGCTAAGAGTGATTTAGGTGAAGGACTTGAAAGCATTCAAGAAGGAGCACTTGCCCAGGATGTTTTAAATGAAAAGTTTGATGCTGCAAAGACAAATATTGATCGTCTTAATTCATCTTTAGCCTCTATGATAGAAAACTATAAAAAATTGAAAGATACAACAAGCTTTCAAGATGCTTTAATAGGAGCAAGAGCTGTTAGCACTACAGGACTTTCGAATATTGGAATATCTGCCCTTAATACTACAGATCCAGAAAGACAGAGTACTCTGATTACAGGGCTTCGAGAAGCTTTAGGCTACGCATCTCAATTGCCAGGATTAATGGGAGAGTTGGGTCGAAAATGGCAAAATGCAGACTTTTCTACCCCACTAGGAATAGCAGCTTTTATTGGAGACGTACAAACTCTTGAAAAGTCTGGAGCAGAAGCAGTTGCAAATTTTGAAGGATTTAGAAATACTTTAGATGTTGTAGGGGCCAGTCCTTCAGAAGCTTTTAGCTCTATAGAAGGCATAGATGACTTAAAAGCTAAACTCAGAGACGTAAGAAAAGCAATGGAGGATACTGTAGGCACTCTAGGAATGGGAGCGTCAGCATTAAATGAAGAGTTTCAAGATGCTACCGGAATGGGACTAGCTGACTTAGAGAATAAGTTAACTACACTAGCAAATACATATTCTAGCCTTAAAACAGAGGAGCGCGAGTTAAATATTGAAAGAATGCAAACCTCTAGACTCTCAGGAGAGTTTGCTACTAGAGCACAGTCAGAGATAGCTCTTAGAGAAAAATTACTGGAATTAAAAACCATAGATGCTACAATCGAAGCCAGGACTTTAGAGCTTGGAACTGATATTAGTTCATTAAGAATTGCAGCAATTGCACAAGAGCTAGAAGAGTTAGGCAATAGAAGAGCTGCCACTCTTGAAAATATAAAAGTTACTGAAGATGGCATGGACGATATTAAAAGTATGGGTCTTCAATTAGGTAATACTCTTCAAAGTAGTCTCTCTTCTGCGTTTTCTTCTTTAATAGACGGAACTAAATCAGCCAAACAAGCTTTTGCAGACATGGCTCTAAGTATGCTAAAAAACTTAGGAGATATTATAGCAAAAATGTTAATGATGAGACTACTAGAAGGCGCACTAGGGGGAAGCAGCTTTGGAAACTTCTTAGGAGTACCCTCAAAAAGGTATGGAGGAATAGTTTCAAACGGAAAAGACATGAATGGATATGCTTCTGGAGGTATTGCTCGTGGAGCAAACGCGGGATACCCAGCAATGTTACATGGAACAGAAGCTGTAGTTCCTTTGCCAGACGGAAAGTCAATTCCTGTAAGTATGCAGGGTGCAGGACAGCAAAATAATGTTACTGTAAACGTATCTGTTGATAATCAAGGAAATGCGTCTACAAATACTCAACAAGATTCTGCACAAGCAGGAAATCTTGGACAAGTTATTGCAAGAGCAGTACAGCAAGAGCTACAAAATCAAAAACGCTCAGGAGGTATATTAAATCCCTACGGGGCCGCATAATGACATCAAAGCCACCTGAACTTAATGATAAGTCAGAAATCACTATAAGCATAGTCTGGTTAATACAAATTCTTGCTATAGTGTCGGTTGCTACTTGGGGGTATGCAACTGTGATGGAAAAAATTGATAATAATTATGATGAAACAAAAAGCCTTAGAAGCAATCAAAACAATTATGTATTTCCAGACATTAGAAAACTTGAAGAACAAGTAATAGATTTGCAAAAACAAGTTTTAATAATACAAACTGATTTAAGGTATCAAAAAGAAAGTATAGGTAAGTAACCTACAGGGAGTAACAAAATGGCACTAGGATTTAAAATACCAGATGAGAACGCTGTCGGGGGAGAATTAGAAATACTGCCCGACAGGGGTATTGGAAGACAGTCTACCCCTCGTGTACTTGTGGCTAAGTTTGGAGATGGCTATGAGCAACGTCTTGCTGACGGTATTAATTCTATAGACGAAACTTTTAGTGTGACGTTTAATAATCGTACTGCAGCAGAGATTGATGGTATTACTGGATACTTTGCATCTTTAAAAGGAGTTACTTCTTTTACTTATACAATACCAGATGATAACGCTGTCGGTGGAGAATTAGCAATTAAAGTAGTTTGTCAAAACTATAGTCAAAGTTACCAGCATGATGGATTTTATTCAGTATCAGCAACTTTTAGACGAGTATATGAAGCATGAGCGAGTTAATTGAAGTAATACAACTACAAGAACCTGGAAGTGAGCTAGTAGAGCTTTATGAGATTACTATAGAAGGCACAACTCTATACTTTCACTCAGGCTTAGAAGAAGATTTAAGTACTGTACAGTTTAGAGATCGTACTAGTCCTTATACTATAAGAGAGTATGTTGCGTTTCCAATTGTAATGGACGGGGTAGAGTTAGGTGCTGATGGAGCTATTAATCGACCTAGTCTAACAGTTGCAAATGTAGCAAATACTTTCTCAGCAGCAATAGGTAATATTAAAGCAGAGAATCTTGTAGGCGAAAGAGTTACAAAACGCACTACTCTTAAAAAATACTTAGTAGGAGAAATAGGGGACGCTAGTCCGCCCGTAGAGTTTCCTATTCGTAAGTTTATTATTGATAGAATCTCTGGAGAAAGTAATACTGCAGTAACTTATGAACTAGCAGCTCCTTATGATCTATCAGGAATAACTTTACCTAATAGAAAGGTTATAGGAAAGTACTGTTCTTGGCAATATCAAGGTTATAGTTTAGCACAAAAAGGCGGCTGTATTTGGGATAAGAATAGTGTGGTTTCTTATGCAGATGGCGCTGGCGGGGTCAATACGCACAAGGCATATTTTACAGAAGATGACGAGCCCATAGTTCCTGCAGGTTCTACTATGACAGGTTGGACAGCCGGACAATATAAAACTTATACTACTTATTCTGCTGGAACCGCTTATTCTGCGGGACAGTACGTAGAGTATGACGATGGAAATCAAATAACAGTATGGAAATGCAATCTTGCTAGCACAGGCAACGCCCCTGGATTAAACTCTATTTATTGGTCGAAGGGAGATGTGTGCGGTAAAAAACTATCTTCATGTAAATGTAGATTCCAATTTAAACCTCAGTCTCCCAGTGGTAGTAATTCAGATCCTTCTACCGAGAAAAATACTGGCAAAATATTACCTTTTGGAGCATTTATAGGAAGCCGAAAGTTTAGATGATTGATGAGATTCAGGAGCACTTTAGGGGAGAATTTCCACGAGAGGCTTGTGGTATAATTGCAATAGTAAAAGGTAAAAAGCAATATTTTCCTTGTAAAAATTTAGCAGAAGAAGACGAAGACTTTGTACTTGATCCTACAGACTATATTTCAGTAAAGAGGCGGGCGGATATTTTCGCAATAGTCCATAACCATATAGACTGGACGAATGAAGCAAGTGAGAACGATAAAAAATACTGTAATTCTTTAGGAATACCTTACTATATTTTTAGCTATCCAGATATGAAATTAAATATACTGGAACCAAAAGTAAAAGTCAATCCTTTAATAGGACGAGAGTATGAGTTTGGTAAGTTTGACTGTCTTGAGGCGTGTAAGGACTATTACAAAGAGTACTTAGGTTTAGAATTACAGAACAGATTACCCTACTTAGATGATTGGTGGGAACACGGGCATAACTACTTTACAGACGAACATATTCAAGAATGGGGATTTAGTAAAGTAGAAAACTTACAGCCCAATGATTTATTGATATTTACAATGGGAGCTTCGGTTCCCAACCATTGCGGGGTCTACACTGGTAATGATATTTTCTTTCATCATGCCGTAAATAGACTTTCTTGTAGAGAAAATTTATATCCTTTATGGAAAAAGTACTTAACTGGAATATACAGATATGAAACGTAGCATTTATCTTGAAGGCGAACTCGCTTTAAAATTTGGAGCACAGCACTCTTTTTATGGAGATAGCGTTAAGGATGCCCTGCGTCTACTAGATGCAAATAAGCCTGGACTTAAGAAATATTTTATAGATGCTGCTGAGTGTGATATTGGTTTTCATATTGAAGTTGGCGGACAGGAACTTGACTCGCCCTTAGAATGTTTACTGCCTCTTCGTGAAGGCGATATAATTATTACTCCTATTGCTGCCGGTTCTAAATCTGGGGGAGCCAAGATTCTTACAGCAGCATTGATTGCTGCAATACTATTTATACCAACTGGAGGAATGAGTCTTTATACCTATATGACCTCTGTCACTACTAGTTGGGTACCTGCCACTTTGGCAAATGCTGCTCTTGCTTTAGCAACAAACCTAGCTATAACTGGCATTCAGCAACTTATGGCTCCTGACCCTGCAGTAGATCAAGAAGATGAAGGCTACTTATTTAATGGAGCAGAACAAAACATTGTCGAAGGTATGCCTATTCCTCTTCTTTATGGAGAGCTTCGTGTTCCTGGATATCCTGTATCTTTTGAAATGATTCATGGGTCAAAGAGAATCACGTCTAGTGACAATACCATAACATACAATGGAGAAATAATAAATCTTCCAAAAGGTGATATAGAAGGATACTTCGAAGACCAGATGGAGAGAAACGGCGGAAATATAAGCCAAGTAATAGATCCTATAACAGGCGTAACTGCATCTAGAAATAGCCAAGACATTCTTTTTACTGATATCATCTCAGAAGGCCCTATCTATGGACTCGTAGATGGAGGTACTTCTGTATTTCTAAATGACGACCCTGCCCAAGTAACTGCACAAAGTTTTGTAAGATTATCAGAAACTCCAGTAGAGTTTGACTTTACACTTAATAGCACTTCTGTAACTATCGATAGAAATGGGCATACTAAAGATATAGAAGCCGATACTGAAAATGGTACTAAGTTTATTATTGTAAGAAACTATGGCTCGAGCTCAGCTTCTGTTGTTCGTAGTTCAGTAACGGGGTCTGCAAACTCTGTAACAATTACTTCCAGTACTGGAATATTTACTGCTGCAATGGAGTATGATAGAACAAACTTTGCTCAAGTAGCAATAATTCGTCTATTGGACTCAAACTCAAGCACGGTATTTGAAGGATACGTAGAAAGTTATACTTCTAGTACAGTGGCTAAATGTATTCCTTTACCTGGCATGGATCTTAATCCTGCTCTATCAAACGGAACATATACTGTAGTTGTTGATGGAAAGTTTCAAGTAAGCTCTATATCTTCGAATACTTTAACTCTTGCCTCTAATTTTCCAGGTAATACTGGTAGTTATAAGTGTGATTTGAGCGGTACAAGCTATGAGACAGTTTCTCTTATTGATCGAGTATCTAGTGGTTCAAAACACAACAGCTTTGATGTACAGTTTAGAAACGGTAACTTAATACAGCCTGCTTTTTCAGATGCTGCAGGAACAGGCGTAGGCTCTATAGCATTAGGACCTGGAGGCTCTTTTTCTCCTTTTAGCCCTGTTCTTTATGCAGACACTGGAGAAACAGATAATCCTACTGTAGAGTACACAGGTACGTCTGCTTCTGGCTTTGGACTTACAACAGCTCAAGCAGAAGAAGTAGATGAAGTTCGAGTAACTTTTACATACGGGCAGCTATGGAATCGTAACGAAAAAGGTGAGCAGACAGCAGCAACTGTACGATACAATATGTATGTTGCAGTAGAGAGAGATGGTGCTTTTGGGGCTTACCAAAATATAACTCAAAATGTTGAGCACTTAGCTCAAAGTAACGCTCCTCGCATATTTGAAGAAATAATAGATATGCGACAGTACCAGCCTTTTACAGATTTTAAGGTAAAGATAACACGTACTACAAATAACGACCAAGCCTACAATGCTGGAACAAATACTGTAAATACTAATTATACTACTCAGTCTGATGGTTCAATTACCTCTTTAAATAGTATTATTAAAGAAAATCTTTCTTATCCTCTTACTGCAATGGCAAAAGTAAGAATAAACTCAAAAGATTTTCAGAATGTTCCTACTCGAACTTACCACTGTAAGGGCATAAAAGTAAAAGTACCTTCAAACTATGTTACGAGAGATGAAGGTGTAAACAGTACTGCTACATACAATCGAAACGTATCTACGGGTGCTATCACTTCATCTTATCAAGACTGGGATGGAAATTTCCGTGCGGATAAAGTTTATACAAACAATCCTGCTTGGGTATTCTACGATATTCTTACAAACAATCGTTATGGTCTTGGAGATTGGTTGAATGAAGATGAGATTGATAAATACGCTCTTTATCGAATTGCACGATACTGTGATGAACTCGTTCCTGACGGGGCAGGTGGTTTTGAGCCTCGATTTACTACAAATGTTTACTTTACGCAGGCGTCTGATGCTTATAAAATAGTAAAAGACTTAGCCACTGTATTCCGAAGCATGATCTATTGGATGGATGGTGAGGTTTATACTGTTACTGACCAGCCTGGCGATCCTATTTATAACTTCTCAAAATCAAATGTTATTGATGGAGCATTTGGATATGAGACTACTGGCAGTAAAACTCGTGCAAATCAAATAGTTGTAACTTGGAATAACCCTGCAGCAAACTATAAGCTAGAGAATCTAATAGTAGAAGATCGTGACAATATTATTAACACTGGTAGAATTATCTCTGAAGAAGCAGTAGCTTTTGGCGCAACTACTGAAGGTCAAGCACTTCGATATGGTCGTTGGAAACTGTGGACGGCTGTTAATCAAACTGAGCTTGTATCTTTCAAGACAGCAATCAATGCAGCGTTTATAGCTCCGGGGGATATTATCAATGTTCAAGACTCTGATCGTTATCCAGGCAATTTAAAATATAGTGGACGAGTTAGTAATACAGGTACTCGTAACACTACAACAATACCTTTGGATCGTGAGATTGAGCTAAACTCTGGCTCAGACTATGAACTTAGTGTACTGTTTACTGATAGCGTTGCTACTCTTGCTCAAGAATCTGCTACTATTGGAACCGTTTCCTACTCTCGTGGAGATGTAATCGAGGGTGCAACTATTGATACAGAAAATGAGGCGAGTAATATACTCGACGATAGTGGTGATTATGTAGACGTAACTTGGAAGCCTTATACAAATGTAGAGACTCAAACAGTTTCTACAGCTTCTGGCACGGGAATAACTTCTCTTACTGTTAGTGGTGCGTTCTCTACTACTCCAAGCGCAGAAAGTGTTTGGGTATTGAAAGAAAGTATTTCTGGCGTAGAAGTAGAAGGCTCTAAAAAAATGTATAAGATTCTTTCTATATCTGAAGAGTCTAAGAACATTTATGGAATTACTGCAGTAGAGTTTTATAATGAAAAATATGCGGCTGTAGACGATAATTTTGTATTATCTACTCAAGACCCTGTTTTCAGTCCTCCTGATTCGACGGAAAGTATTCCTGCGCCTCGTAATGCTTATGTAATAATTAGTGATTTAAATTCTGGGCAACTAAAAGATGACGTTATTTTAAGTTGGGACAACCCCCTAGACTCAAACGGTAATGTTTATGATTATATAGATTATTTTGAGGTTTCAGGTAATATTCCTGGGTTCCCTACTACTCTTAAAGTTTCTAGAAATCAAACTAGCTTATCAGGGTTAGATTTACCGATAGGTACTTTTACGCTTGCAGTTCGTACAGTAGCCCAAAACGGAAGAAGATCAGATACTACAAAAACAACCTTCACTATAGAGGATCCTGCACGCCAAGCCGTTCCTCGAGTGTTTGGCATGGCTTTGGGAGGAGTTTTATCGTCTCCTGCATTTGTAACTTCTGTAGGTACTTTTACTTTAGAGGATAAGGCATACTCTTTATCCCCTATAGGCAATCCTCAATTAGTAAGAACGTTTGATGGTATTCCTGTAACTGAGTATACTCAGGATTGTAGTACTATACCTTCTTTAGATTTCTCTACCTTTACGAATGATGAGGCAGAGCTTGCTTCTCATTACATAATGATTGATGGAGACGATACTGATCCACTCAAGCTGATTAAATACTACAAAGACCAAGACTTAGGGTATGGATATTTCTATAACGCAGGAACAGGAAATACTACGCACACAAGTAACTGGACTTCTATAGGAACAGTAAGTGTATCTGCAGACTCAAATAAAGTTACTGGTAGTGGTTTTGATACTTCTCTTCAGGTCGGAGATATTATTAAGTTTAGCAGCACTCAAGCAGCTAAAGTAGTTTATATTGCTTCAGCCACAGATGTTCGTATAGATAAGAGCTTTTCTACTGCTATATCTTCCGTAGAAGCATATAGAAATGAATTTAGATTTAATAAGAATGATGATTCTGTTATTTATTCAGTTAGAAATGACAGCGGGACTTTTAAGGCGTACCCTATAAATTTAGCTATAAATCCAGATTTAGGCAAGTCTCCTAGAAATGTTATACTTACTGTAAATCCTACTTTCCTTAATTTTGATGGGGATGAAGTACTCACTACTAACTATACTAATTTAATATTAACTGCTACTGCTTTTGGGTATAAAAATCCTGTGTTTAAATTTACAGGAACCGGGTTTGATAATTCTGAAATATCTCAGACAGCAGATACTGTATTTTCTGCTGGAACGAACTTTGTAGCTACAAAAACTCTTGATAAAGTAGATGAGTATAGTTTAACCGACTTAGTATTCTCTGTCACAGTAGCGGAAGAACTAGATGAAAGTAATACAAACAAACAGTCTACTGCAGATATTACTATACCTTTTGTAAAAGACGGAGCAGCAGGCGGGGCAGGAAAGTTAGTTCGTTTAACTTCTAATGACTACTCTGTAGTTTATGATGATACAGGAGCAAATCCTTCTCCTAGCGGCACTTTAACATTTACTGCAACTGCTTCAAACTTTACAGACCCTTACTTTAAGTTTACAGGAGACGGTATAACTGACGAAACCTCTTATACTGATGGAACAGGAGATTCTGATACATTTAGTTATACTATTCCAAGTCTATCTTCTGGTTGGGCAGGGAATCCTTTAAGCATTCGTGTAGGAGTAGCAGAGGCTGCAGCTCCTACGACTGAAATAGCTTTTGATACTATATCTATATTTTACGTGGCCGATGGGGTAGACGGCGACGATGGTATAGATGGTTATACGGTAGTTATGACCAATGCAGCTCACTCTTTTACAGCTGACAGTTCTGGAACTGTTAGTACTTATTCTGAATCGGGAACTTCTATAGAAGTATATAAAGGTGGCGTAGAATTAAATAGTGTTACAGGTACACCTGCTGCAGGACAATTTTCTGTAAGTGTAAGTGCAAGTAATATTACTGCAGGAACTACAAGTGTTACTGGTAACCCGTTTACAATTGGTGATCATAGTAACATGACTGCCGATACCGCACTAATTACTTATACACTTAATATAGAGAACTTAGTTACTGGTACTCAAAAACAAACTTTTAGTAAATCTAGTGCAGGAACAAATGGGCTACCGGGAGCTACAGGAGCAAATGGGCTAAGAAGAGCAGAGGGGTACTTATATTATCAATCTGCAGGAACTCCTGCAACTACTCCGAGCGGTATTTATACATGGAGTACAGGAGCTGTTTCAGGTACAAATATAGGCACAGGTAGTACTCAATGGAACACTATACCTCCAGAAATGGGGGCAGGTACCAGCGCACAATACTATGTACGTAGATGGAAAGCTTTGGAAACTACTGCAAATTCTACAAGTACAGGGCTAAGCATTGATTCCGCTACTTTAGGACATAATTTTGCAGGCGTTGTAACCTTTAGCTCTGGAACAGGTACTGGAGGATCAAATGAATTAGAGTATAATGGAGCTACTGTAACCCAAATAGATGGCGGATTTATACAAACCAATACTTTAACCGTAGATAAAATAAAAAGTGGGGTTAGAACAGTTGAGACAGATTATTCTTTTGGGCTATCGACCACTGGTATAGCTGTAGAGAGCACTAACTATACTACTGCGGGCTTATTTACGACTACAGATACTACTAACTCTACGGCTCTTGTGGCTATATCTACTGCAGGAACTTCTTCTACATCTGCAGCAGCTTTTGCCTCTACCAGCGGAATTGTTGCGTCTTTCTACAAAAATTCCACTGCTTCTTGGGCCGATAACAATGATATGGTGGTAAAAATTGGTGAAGGTACTTCAGCTTTTCTTGTTAGACAAAATGGATTACCTACTCTTGAAGTTGCAACTGGAGGTCAAATTTATATTGGTGGAGGTTCTTTTTATGACGGAACTACTCTTACTAAGACTACCTCACATTTTCGTGGAACCGCTAGAGTAGACGGTATTTTCGATACATACTCTACAACTAATTTTGCGGGAGGATACGGTAGTAGCGGGGTTACAATATCTGATACGGGATCTGGATCGTTTAATGGAAATCTGATCGTAGATGGAAGTATAACAGCAGGGAGTTTTAATCCAACAAGTCTTAATGTTGGAGGAGGCTATGGCAGCAGCGGCGTCACACTATCTAGCACGGGCTCTGGATCGTTCGATGGAAATGTTATAGTAAAAGGAACATTTTCTTCTGGTAGTACTTCAACATTTGCAGGAGGATATGGCAGTAGCGGGGTCACAATATCTAGCACGGGCTCTGGATCGTTTAACGGTAGCTTAACCGTAGATGGAAGTGCTTATTTTGGAGGAGGGTATAACGATACCGGCATAACTTTGCAATCAGATGGAACAGGTTTATTCGCTCTAAATTTAGTTGTTGGTGGAGCTATTACTGCTGGAGGTAATATCACTGCTTATTCAGATGTTAAACTAAAGCAAAATTTAGAGGTAATACCAAATGCTTTAGAGAAAGTATCTGCACTAACAGGTTACACATTTGACCGTATAGATACAGGAGAAAGCCAAACAGGACTTATTGCACAAGACGTATTGAAGATATTACCAGAAGCTGTAGGACATACAGAAGATGGCACTCTAACACTTGCTTATGGTAATTTAGTAGGTTTATTAATAGAAGCAATTAAAGAATTAAAAGCTGAAGTAGAGGAATTGAAGAATGACTCTTCCAACTAGTGGATCAATTAGTTTTGCTAATATAAATACTGAGCTAGGCAATTCTTCAAACGCTACGCTCTCTCTTAATTCATCAAATATTAGATATTTAGCAGCGAATAGTCAGTACTCTGGTGCGGATGGAATAAATCCAGCATCCGGAAGTACTATAAGTATGTATGAGTTGCGAGGGGCTACTAAAGTTACTTATACAAGTGCCAGTCTTTCTGGTACTATTTATGGATGGGCACAAAGACAAAGCTCCCCTTGGACAGTGCTAATATACTGGAATAATGCACAAATAGCATCGTTTAGTGGTACCTCTTTCGGAGTCCCGTTTAGTTACAGCGTTGGTGGTTACACCTATTTTAAAAAACCCGGCACTTGGACATTTACTAATCAACCTCTTGGAGGTGTAAATTATAGTGTAGCAGATATAGCAAGAGTATAGCAATAATATCTTTTTATGGAGGAATAACAACATGATAGAAACAACTTATGAAATACTAGACTTATTTGTCTATCCTGAAAAAGAAGCTTTTACAAATGTAGTAGGAAAAGCACTTTTAAAGATTACTTTCTCTCGCAACGGGGTCTCAACGCAAGGAATGGTTGAAGCAGTACTCGATGTAACCGCTTTATCTCAAGATACCTTTATTCCTGTAGATCAAATAAGTACGGATACTCTAGCAAATTGGGTTATACAAGCAAATGGTGGAGAAGAGTTTTTAACCCAATTAAAAGCTATACACGAAATTGAACTTTCGAAACGCGAGAACGAAATTGGATTAGTTAGGTACGAATTAGTATAAACAAATACCTGACCAAAAATATTTCTTGACTTAAAATGTTCGCTTTGTTATAATTTCAACATGGAGAAAAAAGAATGACTGCTGCAGCTTATAACCTTATAATAGATCAAGGATCGGATTTTGCGATTCAGTTGACTCTTTCTGAGGATGGATCCCCTAAAAATTTAACTGGGTGGAGTGCCCGAGCTCAGATGCGTTCAAAAAAAGCGGATGCAACTTTAGTAGCTTCGTTTACTTGTACAGTTGTAGATGCTGTCGGCGGAAAAATAAAGATGGAGTTAGCAAATGGAGTGACTAGTGCAATTTCTGCTGGTTTATACTTCTACGATTTAGAAATTTATTCTTCAGGCGATGTAAATGTAACAAGACTACTTGAAGGTCAAGTTACAATTACTCAAGAAGTTACAAGATAATGGCAATTACTATAGAAATAGCTCCATATATATCTCAGCTTGAGGTATCTACTTCTGTAACTGAAGTTACTGCTAACTTAGCATTTGTTTCTAGCTTAGGGCTAGAAATGTCTTCAGAAAATGTTTTAGTAACTCCTTACAATAGTATAACTGCTGAAAACTTACAAGAAGCATTACAGCAACTTGCAGATCAGTCTTTTCGTTCTGTAGATATTCCTACTGGCTCTAATCTTGAGCAAGGAGACCAATGGTATAACCCGGACACACAGCAACTCTATGTTTACCGAGAAGTAAGTCCAGGAGTAGTAGAGTGGGTTCCTATAATGATAGGCAACGACTCTCCTAATTCCGATACGGTGGACGCAGGGGCTTTTTAGCCCAATGGAATTTTTAAAATGACTCAAATATTGAAAATTAAAAGAAGTACTACTACAGCGTCTCCTTCTAGCTTACAAAACGGAGAACTGGCGTATTCTGCAAACAGCAATAAACTGTTTATAGGTCGTCCTGGAGGTGGTACGGGAGATATAGATGCCATTGGTGGTAAGTTTTTTACCGACTTGCTCGATCATACTGCAGGAACTGTAACTGCTAGTAGTGCTCTTATTGTTGATTCAAGCAGTAAGCTTGACGTATTAAATGTTGATAATATTACTTTAAATGGTAACTCTATTGTCTCCACTGATCTTAACGGCGACATAGAAATCACTCCAAATGGCACAGGAAACCTAATCCTTGACGGACAAAATTGGCCTCAAGCAGATGGTCTGGCAAATTACTTTCTAAAGACAAACGGTAGTGGACAACTTTCTTGGGCAGCTATTCCTTCTGGAAGCTTTACTCTATCTGATGGTACTAGCTCGGATACGTTTACTACAGGAGAAACTCTCACTTTTACTGGTGGTACAAATATTACCGCTACTGTTACAAATAATGAAGTTACTTTTACAGGTCTTTCAGACGCAGAAATACGTGGATTAGTTAGTGCTGCAGGAGATTTATCCTATAACTCTACTACTGGAGAGTTCTCTTTTACAGAGCGTACAGATGCAGAAGTTCGAGGGCTCTTTAGTGCAGCGGGTGATTTAAGCTATAACAGTACAACCGGTGAATTTAGTGTAACCACTTACAAATCGGCCGACTTTGATGCTGATTTAGCCAACAAAACAACTGATAATGTATCCGAAGGGGTAACTAACCTTTATTGGACGACTGCACGCGGCGAAGCAATGTTCGATTCAAAACTTGCATTAGCCGATACTGACGATTTATCTGAAGGTGCAACAAACCTTTACTATACAGATACTCGTTCACGTTCAGCTATTAGTGTTACTGATGCGGGAGGCGATGGATCTTTAAGTTATAACTCTTCTACTGGAGTCATTACTTATACTGGACCTTCTGCAGCAGAGATTCGTTCTCATTTTACAGCTTCTGGAGGTATTACTTATACTTCTGCAACTGGTGATTTTACTATTGCCACGGGTGCGATTACAAATGCAAAACTTGCAAATTCATCTGTAACTTTAGGCTCCACTACTCTAGAACTTGGAACTACTTCTACTTCTTTAGCAGGAGTAACAGAACTTACGGTTGATAATCTAAACTTTAATGGCAATCAAATTGCATCTACGGATACTAATGGAGATATATCTCTTAATCCTAATGGCTCTGGCTCTGTATCTGTTAATAGCTCTCGAATTACTGGACTAGCAGAACCAGTAAATGGTTCAGATGCAGCTACTAAAAACTATGTTGATACCGTTGCAGAAGGCTTACATGTACATGCCGCTGCTCATGCTATTATTACAAGCCCTCTTGCTACTATAACTGGTAATACAGTTACTTATGACAACGGGACTTCAGGCGTAGGAGCAACCCTAACTCTTTCTACTGCTCTTGATATACCGGGCGGAGATTTAGACGGCGATACAGATATTACCACCGGTGATCGCATCATTGTTGCAGGTGAAGCAACTTCTGCTCATAATGGTATTTATGTTCTAACCTCGACAACTGTCTTGACTCGTGCTGAAGATTTTGATACTCCTGCAGAAATGGCGGGGGGTGACTTCATATTTGTTACTCATGGTACTCAGTATGCTGATACAGGTTGGGTATTAGGTGAGCCAGTAGCTACTGTAGGCACAGATGCGGTATCTTTTGTACAGTTCTCAGGAGCAGGTACTTATACTGCAGGTGCAGGACTAACCTTAACAGGTAGCGAATTTACTGTAAATGTTGCTTCTGCTGGAGGTATTGAGATATCTGCAGGAGACTTACAACTTAAGTCTTCGCTTGCAGGGGATGGCCTATCCTACCTTGCCGGAGTTCTCTCTGTAACTCAACTTGATGGCGGAACATTCTAAAAAACTTTTTCAACTCCAGCGTATATACGTATTATTAGGAGAGCCACATGGCACAAACTATTAAGCTAAAGCGGTCGGCTACGCCGGCCGCTGTACCCTCCACTTCTTCTCTAGCTCTTGGAGAAGTTGCCATCAATACATATGATGGTAAAATGTTTATCAAAAAAGATGATGGCACCGAATCTGTTGTAGAGATAGGAGCTTTAAGCGGCATTTCAAATATCGTTGAAGATACTACTCCTCAACTAGGTGGTGATCTTGACGTTAATGGTAGAATAATTAGAGGTCGTACCGAACCGATTGCTTCTATTCCTGGTGCAAGTTTAGAATTACAAGGTGGTAACACAGGCACTTTGGTGACATTACTTAAAGCAGGCGATACCATCCCAGTGATAGGAGATGGTAAAGGTGGCGAACTTGTACTTAGAGGCGGTACAGGCAAAGCTCCTAGCAATTCTTATTCGTCATTAGGCGGTGATGTAAGTTTACAAGGTGGTGCGTATAGCGGTGGCGTTGGTAATAGCAGTTCACGCCGAGGTAATGTTATAGTCGAAAACACTTATGACTTTGGCGTTGGGGTAGAAAACAAATTAACATTTAAAACAGGTCCATTTGGTGGATCTACACGCATTGAAGTTAGTTCGACTGGTGTAATCAGATTTAATGATGCATATTCATTCCCAACGTCTGACGGAAGCGCAGGTCAGGTATTAACAACCGATGGTTCCGGTAGTCTAACGTTTACTACTGTTTCTGGTGGTAGTGGCGGAATCGGATTAACAGATTTATCCGTAACAGTTGCAACCGCTGGCACAGCAAATCTCTCTTATAATAATACAAGCGGTGTATTCACATACACACCGCCCGATCTGAGTGGATACTTAACAAGTGAATCGAATAATATACAATATGAAAATGTAAAAACATACACTGTTACTGTTGATACAAAAGACGCAACACATCCACAATTCAATAATGGATCAGCAAACGGCTACAAGATAAACGGAACATTTGCGCCATTCTTGCATATGGTTCCCGGAATGACATATCGCTTTGACCAGTCAGATGCGTCTAACTCAGGTCATCCGCTTGTATTCTATTATGATGAAGGTAAAACAACTGCATATACAACTGGCGTAACAAACAACGGCACGCCTGGTTCTGCAGGCGCATACACAGAAATTGTTGTTAGCGAATCAACTCCTGCGACACTTTATTATCAGTGTTCAGCGCATGAGTATATGGGTTGGGGTCTAAACATATCTACTCATAACCTAACAGGATTTGATACAGATGATCTGGCTGAAGGTTCAACAAATCTTTACTATACGACTACAAGATTCAATACAGACTTTAGTAACAAATCGACAACTGATTTGTCTGAAGGCACAAACCTCTATCACACAGCCACACGTGCAAGAGGTGCAATTAGCGGTACGGGTGATATTAGTTATGATAGCGCAACAGGTGTTATTTCTTTTAATAACGCTTCTGGGTATCTAACAAGCGAAACATATTCAACCGCCAGTGAGTTGTTGACTGCAATTAAAACAGTTGATGGAACAACCTCTGGACTAGATGCAGACTTGCTTGACGGTCAAGAAGGCTCTCACTACCTTGACTACACAAACTTTACAAGCACACCAACATCTATTTTGGACTTTGGTATTAGTGACGGCACTTCTGGTCAAGTACTTCAGACTGATGGTTCCGGTAACTTCTCATTCACTACAGTGTCAGGTGGCGGTGGGGCACAAGCTGGCTACGCAGGATATGAAGATTACTATTACAATGTGACTTCAACAACATCGACATTTGGTACCTCGGTAAATACACACGACAAGGTTCAGGTATTCAAAAATGGTGTTTACCTAGATGATAGCCAGTGGTCATTTGTACAGAGTACAGGTATTGTAACACTTGTAACAGCCGCAGAGAATGGTGATGAGATTGCTATTTGGGGTTTTAACTCTACAACTCTAGATAATCACGAACTTGTTACTGTTGATTCTTCTGGTAATGTGTCGACTTCTGGTACGCTGCAAGTAGGTAACCATCGTAAAGAAGGTAGCTTAACCTCTACAATTGCAACAACAAATGCAACAAATGTTGTAATGTATGCAAGCGCAGATTACGTTGGATCTAAATTAATTATAACAATCACGGACGGAACAACAGGCGATACTCAAATTACAGAAGCCTTAATTTTAACGGTTAATGGAGGAACACCTAAGATTACAACCTATGGTACTATGTATACGTCTGCCAGCGCTCTTGCCTCATTTGATGTTGCTAATGTTTCGACAAATACGGCACTTGAAGTGACAATGTCCTCAGCAAATAGTTCAACTGTAAAGGTTGCCTATACGCTAATTGATTCATAAAGGAGATAATAATGGCAAAAGTAGCATTTACAGTTGATAATGGACTAGTTCCAGGACATACAGACGCTGATTTGGGACACTCAACAGCAAAATTTAGAGACGCGCATCTTAGTAACGATTTAAATGTTGCAGGAGATGTTGTTGTTGGTTCGGGCGGGGATGTTACCATTGGCGGTGCATCAGTCCAAGGAGGAGGCAGCGGGGGTGTTACATCTGCAATCGCCATCGCTTACTCAATTGCATTAGGATAATATAAAATGGCAAAGAAGATTATTAATTCTTACTACACTTTTGACTCAGTAAATGATACGATTACTGTTGAAGCGTATGTGAAACAAGAAGAGCTACTTCTTATAACAGACGTTAGCACAGGCACTATCATTTACAACTTTGCGGATTCAGCGAAAGGTGCAAGTTCGGTAGTATTCAATGAGCAAACTGAGTTAACTACCATCACTTTAGATTTTGACACCTCAGCTGCGGGGTCAACCGATGATAGTGTTCTTCAGATTATCGTAGATACGCCACATCAAGACATGGATATGCATGAGTCATATGTGGATCCTGTGCATAAAATTCGTGTATCGACTCCTCAAAACCTTATCGATACTGACTTTGAATATGGTCTTCAGCCAACTAAATGGGAAACTGTTGAACTTTCTCAAAACGTTCCCTCGTACTATGTCGCAGATGGCGATGCGGCAATTGCGTTCATCACTGATATTACTGCCTCTGCTGGATCAGATTTAATCACGGTGAGCACATCAATTCCGCATGGTCTAGTTGTTGGCACACCTATTGATGTTCAAGGTCTTGCATCTCGAACAGCGGAAGGTAAGTTTCTAGTAAAGAGTGTATTGCCAAACTCTTTCATCTATCAAGCTAATGCTAATCAGACTATTACAGGTTCAATAGGTTCTTCTTACACTGCGGTTACACCAGGTCAGTTCTACAGTGGGTCGCAAATTACGTATGATAAAGATAATGGATTTAGCACAGATGAGGCCGCTAACTCGACACTGACAATTAGTACTCCAAACCCACACGGTTTTGTTCAAGATTCTAACTTCTATCTGACAAATACTATTGCTAAGAAGACATTGGGTCTAACTAACTCAACAACATCAACTGCACCCGATGGTCGACCATACGTTGATTATGAAGATACTCTAGCTTTTGATTTGACTTCGTTTGATCAAACACTTACTGAAACAAAACAGTATATTCCTATGCATTCGACAAAGTTCAATGCATCGGGTGTTGACACAACAAATAATACAATCACATGGACCTCTCATGGAATGAGAGACAATGATTGTGTTCTCTATATTCCACCTTCTGGCGACACACAAATTGGTGGGTTGTCAAGAATGACTGTTTATTACATCAAAAGGGTTGATGATAACACAATCCAACTTACTACAACATATAACGGTGCTGCAATCAACTTTTCATCTGCTGGCACATACAACTATGGTCGTGCGTGTATCGGTGTTGTTTATGAACTATTGTCAGGTTCCAAATTAGCAAACGATTCTTACGCTTATGGCTACACACGTGCATATAGTAACAATGGTGTAGGATCTGGTTGGGACTTAGCATCATACTTTGGTTCGGGATACGGATTGGGTAACGCATCTACTTATACCAGCAGTAGCGGAAAGGGCATTTTGTTTGGTACGGCTGCGCTCCACGGATATCAAAATCTTTCGTATTATCAGTCAAGTACATTGAACTCATCTTACGGCGAATCCTCCACAACACCGGGCGTATATAATTGGATTGAAGACGATTCTATATTTGCTGGCAGTTATTATACAAGTAGTTTTTATTCTGGCAACATCTTTACACAAAGATATATTCGATTCTATTCATATGGTACTTCTACAAACAGTCGCAACGGCTTTACAGATAGCTACTCAAGTAGAACAGCATTTTGGGTGCCGTTGAAAAAAGACGAAGAAGGCGACACATTCTATGCCGCCGGTCACGAAATGCTGACTGGATTGCCGTTATCATTAACTGTTAATAGCGGTACTCTTGGCGTTCAATACAACAATACGTCTCGAACAAATTTAAGTTCTGGAAACTACACAGTAGAAGCTGTATCGGACGATAGATTTAGAATTGTTTGGAGTCAAGGTTCTGCAAGAATTTATGATGCAACAGGAAGTTATTCATTTGTTGGTAACAAGGCCAATCCAACTAAAAATAGCTTCTATCTTGCTGCACACTCGCTATCAGACAATGTTGAATTGAAATTTGATTCATCTGGCGGAACAACTCCTTCGTCACAATCTGGTACTGTTGTACACGAACCAGGTGAAACAAATATATTCGCATGGAACGTAATTGATGGTGCGCTTGATACATATATGACAAACTTATCTGGTAGAGTTAATCTATCGACTTCAACCACCACAAGCGGATTTCGTATTACTGACTCATCCTCAACTAATATTTCATACTCAACGTTCGCATATAATACTGGGCAATACCTCCTGCCTAGTGTCAATACCTATCAATATGTCACTCCATATGTAGATGATATTTCATCATCAAGCGTATATAATCCTTGGAATTCAACGCTATACTCTGGTTATAAAATAGGTGCGGTAGGAACCGACTGGACTGCAAACTCCACAATTCCATACTACGCTGCAGTTTTTGAACCTGATATGGGTACGGATAGCTATGCTCGTATGAACCTGTATTTGACTTTGTATTGGTCTGGTCAAGGTACATCTAGATCAGGATCGAATACCAGTGCAATTTCATATTCTTCAAATGGTAAGAACTATTACTACTCATGCTCTTGGCTTAGAGCCGGAGGAAGCTCTGCTAATGATATGATAGTTGCGTGTATTAAAATACGTGATAGATCAGTGTTTAATAGCACAACTGGAGTGAATGCTTATTCCTACACTCGTAGTAGCGTCAACGGATATGTGTATCCAAACAATTACACTGTCGAAGGTGATAAGTTAATTTTTGTGCAGTTTTCGGTAGATGATGCAATAACATGGGGTACGACACAAGCTCAGCAGTTGTCTCAAGCTATTATTGATGATATTGCAACAGATTTCATTTATCCAACTCTAACTAATCAACAAAATTACTTGACTAGTGTTGTTAGCTCTGACAGAATTGCATTGAAAAATAATAACGATTTCACAATCAACTTAACAAATTCAGGGGCGGCTACATTGTCGTTTGAAACAACATCGGCTGAGATCGGTGCTGTTGATGGCGCATACACGGCTACAAGCACTACAGATACAGACATAAGCATTCAAACGAACTTCCAGATTAATCCTATTGATTATGATACAGATGCTAGCACAATTGCAAATGATAATATTCATATATCATCAGGCCATAAACTACAAAATGGCACAATTATAACATACAATAATAATGGTAATGCAAGTATTGGTGGGTTGACCCATAATAATGATTATTACGTTATTGTTGTTGATGATGAATATATCCAACTTGCAGCCTCGAGCGATGATTGGGCTTCTGGAGCAGCTATTGCTTTGACTGCTGGAACAGGCACACATAGAATTGAATCATCAACAATTAGTGGTGTATCAGAAGCGGCAGGTACTGTTGCGACAACATCAACAAGTGATACTCTATCTGGTACCGAAACTCTGTTTAAGCGTTACTTTAAACCGGGCGACACTATCTTTATTAAAGATAATACTGCTACACCTGGTTCGCTTAACTCGTTCACGGTTGTTGCAATTGCAGATGATGAAATTATGCAGCTCGATAGACCCGTAGGATTTACATCAGCATCAACAAAATACTTTGTTGAATCTGCAATCTATGCAAGACCTGACGGATATGCTGTCCACAGACCGTTTGATGGTGGCGTTGAAATTGCAGCTGGTACTGCTCCATATTCACAGATTACCAGACAGACACGTAAATACTTCCGTTACCAATCTGGTAAGGGGATTCAAACGTCACTTGCTATTAACTTTAGCCCTCCCGTAATCGTTGATACTATTACGGCTTCAGGCACAACAGTTACAGTAACAACTAAGTATCCGCACAGACTATCTGACGGCTTGTTTGTCACGTTCTCTGGTGCAAACGATTCTATTTACAATGACTCGTATGAAGTAACAACTACTTCGCCGTCAACGTTTACGTTTACATTGCCTAGATTGCCTGGTACTTCATTGCCTGGCGGCATCATTCAATACGTTGTAGATTCATATTCTGATGCGGCCACACGTGCTGGTATGTTTGACTATCAGAACGGATTCTTCTTTGAATATGATGGTCAACAACTTAAAGCCTGTCGCAGATCATCAACAACGCAGTTGAGTGGTACTGTTACTTGTACCAAGAATAGTAACACAATTTTGGGTACAAACACAAACTTCTCGACTCAACTTACAGTTGGTGACTATGTAGTTATTCGTGGTATGTCATATAAGATCACGAAGATTAACTCTAGATCAGAAATGTTCGTACAGCCAGAATATCGTGGAACATCGGAGTCAAGCATCATTCTAACAAAAACTATTGATGTTAAAGTTCCTCAGTCAGAGTGGAATTTGGACCGTGCTGACGGTACAGGACCAGAAGGCTTCAATCTTGATATTCACAAGATTCAGATGGCTTACATGGATTACTCATGGTATGGTGCTGGTAAGATTCGTTTCGGCTTCAAAGACCGTGAAGGTCATGTAAGATACGTACATGAATTCGTTCACAACAACAGGCTAGATGAAGCATATATGCGTTCTGGTAACATTCCAGCTAAGTATGAAGTTGTCAACGGTCCTAACCCAACATATGCACCGACACTATTCCACTGGGGTACATCGGTAATTATGGATGGTCGATTTGACGAAGATGAAGCGTACTTGTTCACAGCACAATCGAACTCGCTATCGTTTACAAACGGTCAAGCATTGACTGCAACAACAACCGCTAATAGTCAGCTAATATTCGAATCTAACAAGCAGCAACGTACATTTGACTTCTATGTTGAAATTCCGTTTGCTGATACAGATGGCGCTAAGTTGTCTAATGGCACAAAACTCTACACATCTGGTGGAGAGTTGAACGGGGAAGAAATTTCTTACACACGATACAGCGGTAGTACAGTATATGCGGCTATCTACGTATCAAGCGGAAGAAGCTATCCTGCTGTATATCCGAGCGTAAGCGGTGGCACTACTGTTAATATTGGTGAACCCGCAACCGGTGGTGATGGGTTGAACCTTGGTACAGCAACTATTCCACTTGTTACGTTGCGTCTTGCACCTTCTGTTGACGGTGGTGTATCTGGACAACTTGGTGAGCGTGATATTATTAACAGAATGCAATTGAAATTGCAAGAAGTTGGTTTGATTCTAACGCATGACTGTGAGGTTAAGTTGATTCTTAACGCTGACTTGAGTCGTGTTGCTTGGGAAAGTGTTAAACAACCATCTCTATCACAGCTATTGAAACACAATACAGGTGATGAAGTAACTGGCGGTTCAGAAATCTTCTCGTTCCGTGCATCAGGTGGTACAACAGACTCAGCCGGTAAACGTTTGGGTGCATCAACTAACTTCTCACTTGCATCTGTTATCGACATGGGTAACTCGATTCTTGGCGGTGACGGAACATTCCCCAACGGTCCAGATATCTTGACTGTTGCAATTCAAGTTGCTGATACATCAGGTATTACGGCATCAAGTCCATTACAAGCTTCTGCACGCATCACTTGGTCAGAATCTCAGGCATAAGGAGCATTAAATGTCAACAAGCCTTAAATTATCAAATTTTACAAGAAATTTAGACGCAAACGGTGATTTAGCTTCAGTGGGCGGGCTAAATTATCCCGCAACTGACGGTACTGCTGGTCAAGTACTAGCTACTGATGGTTCCGGTACGCTATCATTTACTGATGCTTCTGGCGGCATCTCTAATGTTGTAGAAGATACCACTCCGCAGTTGGGTGGTGATCTTGACTTAAACTCGAAGGCATTTTCAGGAACAGCTTTATTTAAGAGCGGATCAACTGAAATGCTCAAGATTATGGATGCTGCTGCTCTTACAGGGGTTCAATCAAACGTTAATCCGCTGTCGATTAGTACCGCTAATAGTAGCATGTCTTTAATTGCAGGCACTAGTGAATCCGGCGGCGGGACCATAAGTTTACTCACCGAAAACCAGACTCGAATTGGGATTGCTAGTACTGGTCCAATCACCTTCAATAATTCGTACACATTCCCAACGTCTGACGGAACTGAAGGTACAGTTTTAACTACCAATGGTTCCGGTGCTCTGTCTTGGTCTACACCAGCTTCTGGCGGAATCTCCAGTGTTTTTGAAGACTCTTCCCCTGCGTTAGGTAATATCTTAAATGGTAATAATCACGGGATATATGCGGTAGGTCAACTTACAGAGGTTAGCCTTCTTCAATATACCTCTCCATTAAACTATCTCCCTATCCGAAAAGATTGGGGGGACCAACAATCAGGAATTGAGCTAAGGCATTTTTCAGGTAATAATGTCGTCATTAAAATTCCTGATATGACAAATAATTCTGGATACACTTTGACTTTGCCGGTATCTAATGGGAACGCAGGTCAAGTTTTAACAACTGATGGTTCCGGTACTCTATCGTTTGCTGATGCTTCAGGCGGGTCTTCATTTACAGCATCGCTGTTCCATACGCTAGATAACCCCAACGCTTATTCAACAAGTGCTAGTGATTATTTTGGTCTTCCAGTAGCAATAAGCGGTAACTATGCAATTGTTGGCGCTTATTTAGAAGATGATGCCGGGGGTAATAGTTCTGGTAAAGCATATATTTTTAACGTCACTACTGGATCACTGGTCCATACACTCGATAATCCAAATGCTTATGGTAATAGTAGTGGTGATAATTTTGGGCTTTCAGTAGCTATATCAGGTAACTATGCGATTGTTGGTGCTAAAAACGAAGATGATGCTGGTAATCTTAGTTCAGGTAAAGCATATATCTTTGATGTAACAACAGGTGCTTTACTTCACACACTCGACAATCCTACCGCTTATGGTACTAGTGTTAGTGATTATTTTGGTATCTCAGTAGCCATATCTGGTAATTATGCTATTGTTGGCGCTTCTTATGAAGATGATGCTGGTGGTACTCAATCAGGTAAAGCATATATCTTCGATGTAACAACTGGATCACTGGTTCATACACTCGACAATCCTAACGCTTATTCAACGAGTAGCTCTGATTATTTTAGTTGGTCAGTAGCAATATCAGGTAACTATGCGATTGTTGGTGCTAAAAACGAAGATGATGCCGGGGGTAATAGTTCTGGTAAAGCATATATTTTTAACGTCACAACTGGCGCATTACTTCATACGCTAGATAATCCAAATGCTTATTCAACAAGTGGTGGTGATAATTTTGGGCTTTCAGTAGCTATATCAGGTAACTATGCGATTGTTGGCGCTTATTTAGAAGATGATGCTGGTGGTGCTAGTTCCGGTAAAGCCTATATTTTCAATGTATCAACAGGTGCTTTACTTCATACACTCGACAATCCCAATGCTTATTCAACAAGTGCTAATGATAGATTTGGTGAGTCGGTAGCTATATCAGGTAACTATGCGATTGTTGGCGCTTGGTTTGAAGATGATGCTGGTGGTACTCAATCAGGTAAAGCATATATCTTCGATGTAACAACTGGATCACTGGTTCATACACTCGACAATCCCAACGCTTATTCAACAAGTGCTAGTGATTATTTTGGTCTTCCAGTAGCAATAAGCGGTAACTATGCAATTGTTGGCGCTCAATTAGAAGATGATGCTGGTGGTAATAGTTCTGGTAAAGCATACATCTATCAGTTACCAAACGCTCAACCTTATGTATTAGATGCAGCAGAAACCGCAGGATTTTCTAGTGGCACTATAAAAACTACTGGAATTGAAGAGGCATTTTTTACAGACTTTACCTCAGCTGGCATATTCAATGTATATGCTGAGAAGCATTCTGTTTATTACGCTCCTTATTGGCAGCAGGCGAATAGGACGGTTAATATTGCAGCGACCACTTCAGCTACATTAAATTCTGTAATGGAAAATGGAGGGGTGAGGACATTTGCTGTTGCTTTAGTCCACGGCCCTAATGCATATTATGTTACTGATGTAACAATAGATGGCTCTGCTCCTGCTTCAATCAAGTGGTTAGGCGGTGCGCCAACTAGCGCAACTCCCAATAGTACTGAAGTTTATACTTTTACTGTTATAAAAGTATCAAATAATTCGTTTGACGTTCTTGCTCAAGTCGCAACTTACGAATAAAAGGGAGATAACTATGCCATTACTTGCTACGTTCGCCGCAGGGAAATGGGGCGCTGCCTCTGTAGCGTCTTCCGTGCCTAGTTTAGTGCCTAGTTTATTTTTTGTAGGTAATATTGTATCCCAATCAGGTACTGGTAGCGCATATACGTCATTTACAGGTAATACAACATTATCAACTGGCAACAAAACTATAGTTTTAGTTATTCAATCAAGAGACTCAAATGGATCCACAAGTGATCCTTATACGAGTGTCACAGTAGGAGGAGTTGTTTGTACAATAATTTCTAGAGCATATTCTTCTGGTGACTATAACTCCTCTTGCATTGCTTATCTGTCAAATAGTACTTTGTCAGGAAATCAATCAATATCGGTATCATTAAGTACCGCACATGAGGGTCAGGCAAACATAGCTGTTTATGAGATCTCTCATGACGTAAGTTCAGTAAATGTTCAAAGTAATGACACTATAGGAACTGGGTCAGTACCATCTTATAGTACAGGCTTAACAACTCCTTCAGGTACTGTATTCTCTTTTGCTACAGCTAATGTTAGTAACTCAACTAACGCCCCAGTAATTTCTGTTAGTGGAGGGGGAACTTATACAAGCGATGTGTCTAAAGATGGAGGAACTACCGAATACTATTCCGTTTACTCCGGCTCTTCTCCAAGCAATACTTCTTTGACTTTTACAGCAACTGTCTCAGGTTTAGATGCAAATGATTTCTATGCTATACAAGTCGCTTCATTTGGATTCTGATTATTATGGCAATAGTAAGGGTGGTATCTTGAGTTTAATAGAGTACAGCAAGGCAGCGTGAAGCAATAGCGGCTTGGGAAATAAGATACGGTGTAGTTTAATGGACTACTATGTAGTTGATAACTTCTTTAATGCAGATATACTAAAAAAGGGGCTATTCAGCCCCTTCTTCCTTTTCTGCTTCAACAGGTTCAGGAACCACTTGCGGACCTGCCTGCATTTGAAGTTTATTAATTACTCCAACAGATGTTTTTGCAGGCATTTCGCCCAATCCTGCTAGAATAACATTGATCTCTTGTAATGAGAGGTCAAGTTTAATACTTTCGTTTGCCATAATAGACTCCTATTTAAATATATCTTGCCAGTTACCAGTAGTACTCGCTTTTGAGTACTCAGTGGCGCGATTCTCAAAGAAGTTAGTATGTTCAACCCCGTTGAGCATATAATCTAACCATCCAAGAGGATTCTTCTCGCTATGAAATATTTTCTTCATGCCTAGACCTAGTAATCTTCGATCTGCAATATAACGAATATATGACTTGACTTCTTCTGGAGTTAAGTCTGGCACATCTGCACCTTCAAAGCAAAGATCAATAAACGCATCTTCCAATTCTACAGTACGCTCTGCGGCACAATATATTTCATACTTCAGCTCATCATTCCACAACTCTGGGTTCTCTTGAATAAAAGTACGGAAAAGCTGGCTCATGCCTTCTACGTGAAGGCTCTCATCTCGAATCGACCAAGTAACAATCTGCCCCATACCTTTCATAAGGTTGTGACGAGGAAAGTTAAGAAGAATCGCAAAACTACTAAAGAGCTGTACTCCTTCTGTAAAACCTGAGTAGATAGCCATAGTCTTTGCTATGTCCATTTTTGTACTCATACCAAAGTTTGAAAGATGCTCATGCTTATCTAGCATCTCTTTGTGCTCATAAAACTTTTGGTACTCAGAATCGTCAAAGCCAAGAGTCTCGAGTAATAAAGAGTACGCTTCTTGGTGTACTGCTTCCATTGCTGCAAATGCAGATAGCATCATTCGTACTTCAGGTTGCTTAAATGTGGGCAGGTAATGCTTTGCATACCCACAGCACACATCTACATCTGCCTGTGTAAAGAAACGAAATATCTGATTGACTAAGCGTCGATTGCCAGGAGACAACTTTTCTCTATAGTCTTTTAGATCGTCTGCCAGATTTACTTCATCTGGCAGCCAATGCATTTGCTGTTGAGCTTTATAATGTTCAAAAGCCCACGGATAATTAAATGGTTTGTAATACTCTCTTTCTTCTAATAAATTGCTCATTCTACCCCTCACACGCTAAACAAGCGCCCTCATCGATTGTATCGAAAATATACTGCCTTAGTGCCTCTACTGACACATTATCTGCCCTTTTTAACGCTTCGCTTCGCAAATAATAAAGAGTTTTTACTTTTTGCTTCCAAGCCATCATATGTACTGCATGAAGTTCCTGCTTTGAGACATTTCCAGGAAAAAACAGATTCAAAGATTGAGCCTGACAAATTTCTTTCTGCCTATCGGCAGCCATATCAACTACCCATCTTTGATCTATCTCTACTGCTGTCTTAAATACATCTTTTGTCCAATCATCTAAAAAGTCTAAATGTGCTACTGAACCATTATTCGTTGTAATACTCTTCCAAACTTCTTCAGTGTTATGCCCTATCTCATCTAAGTGATGCTCTAGGTATTCATTCTTCATAAGCGAAGAGCCTGTTTTAGTTTTCTGTACATATGCATTAGCACGGTAGGGTTCAATGCTTGGGCTAGTATTACCACAGATAATACTACTAGAAGCATTAGGAGCGATAGCCAATAAATGAGCATTGCGAACACCATGACCAACTCCGTCCGGACACTCACCACGCTCTTCCGCAAGAATTCGAGTAGCACGTTCTGCCTCCGATTTAATATGCTTAAACATTTGCATATTCCTGCCTTTTGCCATTGCACTTTCAAAAGCAATATTATGCCTTTGTAAATGTGCATGAAAGCCCATGGCCCCAAGACCAATACTTCTTTCCCTAAATGCACTATATTTTGCTTTCTCTAGCTCATTAGGAGCGTTCGTAATAAAATGTGTTAATACATTGTCTAGCATTCTTACTAAGTCTGGAATGAAATTAGGGTCGTCTCTCCACTCGTCATATTCTTCTAGATTTACACTTGATAAGCAACAAACCGCAGTACGATCTTTATCTGTTGCAAGTGTAATTTCAGAGCAAAGGTTTGATTGACGTGCTACTAATCCAAGTTCTTTTTGGAACGAGGGTAACGCAGCTTGCACAGTATCCCCAAACATGATGTAAGGCTCGCCCGTTTCAACACGATTTTGAATAAGCTTTACCCAGAGTGCCTTTGCCGATACAGTTTTAGTAACTCGCTTACTGTGTGGATCAATCAAATCCCAAGAGTCATCAAATCCTTCAATTCGAGTAGCATTTTCGATAATTTCCATAAATTTATCACTAATTACTACGCCGTGATGTAGATTAATGGATTTACGGTTAATATCTCCACCCGTAGGCTTACGAATGTCTAGAAACTCTTCAATCTCTGGGTGTCCCATGTCAAGATAAGCAGCATAGCTGCCTCGACGAGTTACTCCTTGAGAGAATGCCAACATTTCTGCGTCTACTACTTTGAGAAAGGGTATTACTCCTGTACTTTCGGAGCCATTGCTCGTTTTTGAGCCTACGCTCCTGACCCCGTCCCAGCTTCCGCCAATGCCTCCACCTACTGACGATAGAAAAGCATTCTCAGTATAGTGAGAGGTAATACCAGCTCGGCTATCGTCCACATAGTTAAGAAAACAGCTAATAGGTAATCCACGTTTGGTTCCTCCGTTGCTAAGTATAGGGGTAGAGAACATAAACCATAACTTACTAGCGTAGTCGTAGAGCCTCTGTGCGTGTGCTTCATCATCTGCAAATGTTTTTGCTGCACGTGCAAAAGCATCCTGTGGAGAGATTTCCCCATCTATCAAGTACCTGTCTTCTAGTGTTTTAATACTGAATTCAGATAAATAGTTATCTCTTCTATAGTTTATATCAATATTCATTAATCAAATTTCCGTAGTATATCTGCTATATTATCAGATCCTATCGCATCATCGCAATATGTTACTAAGTCCATTAATTGATAATTAGTAAGTAATTGTTCACCACTATCATTCAATGCTTGTATATGTTTATACTTACTGTTTATAGGCAAGCTGTTGTAAATATCCATAGCGTCTCCGTACTCACGAATTAAGTCTAAAGCACGCTTTGGGCCGATGCCAGGTATTCCTGCAACATTATCGCCTTTATCACCGGTCAAGCACTTAAGAGAGATATATTCATCTCTAGTAACGTCATAGTGCTCCTCCCAATTATCTACTGTGACTTCTTTTCGTGTTACATAAGAAAACCTGGCTACTTTATCATCTATCAATAAGTCCCAGTCTCGGTCACTAGAGATTAACCATATATCTCCAAGACCATATCTTTTTCGGTTCTTTACTAGATGTGCAGCTATGTCATCGGCTTCTACGCCTTGATATCGTAACACAGGGAACATATCTGCTAGAACCTCTAAAGTATTTTCGAACTCTTCGAAGAAGTCTGCAAATGCTTGCTTTTCTTCTTCGCTTTGTTCGGCATACTTATCTTTTCGATTTTGCTTGTATTCAGGAGAAATCTCTCTACGATACGAGGAAGACCCTTGATCTGAAGTAATAATTACATTACTACAGTCATAAGACCTGGCTAAGGACTCTACAGTTCTTACATAATCATCGCAAAAGTCTGTACGTCCTTGATGCTTCCATCGAAAAGCTAAGTTTAAGGCGTCTACTATTAGTGTAGCGTTTCTGCCTGAGCCTGTTATTTTGTCGGAAAAATTAAATGCCATCTAGAGTGTTCCTATAAAATTTATTTCTTCTGTCTCTAACCAATCTTCAGCTACCATTATATAACAATTTAGCCAAGAAATAAAGAAATATTTGAGGCATTGCTTCGGTTTTTCCCGAGTAACCACAAACACTTTAGATCGATTATATTTAAAAAACAACATTGGTTCTTGTCCGCCATTCTCCGCTTGAAGAACTACTTTTGTCCACCAACGAATTAAATTATTTGTTTTTTCCGCAGTAAACATTTTATCATTAAGTGGAGACTCTGAATAGTTTTTTACTTCTATGCAAAAGTGATTCCTTTCATTGGGAACATAAAGATCCCCTTTTAAGTATTCAAGAGCGCCAGAAGCTGGCACTCTCTCGAATTTAAGGCCTGTGTACTCGCGAAGCATATCTCTTACTAGATACTCTCCGCGAGCGCCTTTTGCTCTGCTATCAACCATATTATTTTTCTAAGACACTTATACTGCCTTTCTTTGCAATCTCTATTTTTTCAAGTAGAGGGTGAGTCCAGCCATGACTTACTACGTAAGTATTTAGTTCTTCCTCTCCTAGTAATACTTCTACTAGTTTTTCTCTGCCTGAATCATCGAGTACATTGATTACTTCATCTAAGAATAGTATATTTAGTTTAGACCTTGATATACTACTCATTAGCTTACGAATAGCTATAAGAGTCGCAGTATTAACTCTTGCAAGCTCGCCACTAGACAGAGCTAGAATGTCAATAATATTCCCATTGTCTGTAACTTGTACATTTAATTTATCATTTGAAACTACAAACTCTAAAGTAAATCTTCCGTCAGACAACTCTCCCAAGTAGGAATTTACCAACTCTTCTAGCTCTTTTACTAGATTTTCTATCTTATAAGCTAGCAGACCATTAGTACTAAAAGCTTTTTTGAGTATTTCTAAGTTAGAGTTTAAACTCATCTCTGCATCTAATAATGCTTGTGCTTCAGTAAGTTGATCTACAAACTCTTGAGTCTGCTCTTCTATTACTTGGATTCGGGTGTTTCGTCTTGTGCGTCTTTCATTCTCAGCTGAGATATCTGCCAGTTTGTTTTTTGCATCCTGTATTCTGCCTTGAATTCCCCGAATGCTTCTATCAAGCTCTTCCCGATCCATTTGAGTCGTCGGAAGATTGCGGTCAATAGATTTATAAACCCTCTCCCAATCTTGCTGAATACGGTTTTTATATTCATAGTCTGAATTGTTAGCTTTAATTCTGTCAATTTCTGGGTTAATTTCATTTGTTAATTTCTCTGCGGCTTCCTTCGCCCTTGCCGTTTCAAGATCAATTAATCCTTGCTTGAATTCAGCATCTATAGATTGTTCACAAGTAGGACAATTATGCCCTAATGCTTCCAATTTACTTAAAGCAGCCTTAGAACTTGTTATAGTTCCTTTCAGGCTTCCTGCTTCTGATTGTAATGCATCATAAGATATAATTTCAGTTGCGCTAATTTTATTCGCTTCATCTATATTGATACTACTCAGTATTTCTATAAATTTATTATTTTCTGAAATTTTCTTATTCTTTTCCGAAATATTTTGAAGTTCTATCGTAAGAGAACGTAATTCTTTCTCATCTTCTTCCGTCTCGATTTGAACATCAAGTAGTGGAAGTATGGATGTATCGCTCAATTTATTTTCGGAAAGCCACTTCTCAATAGTAGTTATTTTTGATTCTATGGCTGTTAAATTGGTTGCGCTAGTTTTTGCAGCCTCCTTAAAAACTTCGAACAGCTTAACATATTCTTCCAAGTGCAATAAGTCAATAAGAAACTTTTTACGATTGGTATCTGTTGCTGTTAAGAATTGTAAACTACTATTGGTGTTTTGATAAACTAATTGACTGAATGTCTTAAAGTCGATACCTAGAATTTCTTGAATAGTTTTATAGGTATTTGTAGCTGTGTGACTAGAGATATCTACACCATTCTCTTCTAGCTTTACTTTTACGTTGACCTTTCTATTAATAGTTATCTCGTATAGTGAATCTTCTTTTTCAAAAGATAAGTAGATATCGTACCCATTGTTTACATAACGATTAGGTATATCTGCTTTTTTGATTCCTTTCGAGTTTTTATTGTATAGAGCTTCCTCAATAATTAACGGAATGGACGACTTGCCCATTCCGTTTGTACCAATTATTTGAGTAAGAGTACTGTCATTTAAGTTTATCTCGTTATCTGCTCCATAGCTGAAGCAGTTATTCCATTTGAGCTGTTTGAGAGTAATCATTAAATGTGCCTAGTATTCCAGTAATTTTTTCTTCACTTATTCCCAATATGTAGTTTAGATACTCTGACAGCTCTTCTTCAATAGTCATATCTTTTTCTATTATAAGAGTTGCTTCAGTGTTTCGTTTTACTACCTTCTTGTCGAGTAAGTCTGAGTTTTTAATTGCGGCTAATTCTTGTATATCGCCCTCTATTTCATAGATAGTGTGGTCGTAGTCTGTCTCAACCATATCTTCTGTAGAGGTTACTGTTTTACGAATTAGTTGAGGAAGTTTAAACTCTTCCCACATCCAACTCCAAGAATTTTCGTCAATTAGTAGATACCCCGTTGAGACTTTACTTCTATGAAAAGAAGTTGTCATAGGACTACCTGGGTACACAATATTTCTTTGAGTATTTGAGTGAGAGTGTAGATCACCTGCAAATACCACTGGGAACTCTGATAGATCATCGAGATCAATTTCTGGCTTTACATGAGGAGGAATCTCTCCTCGAACATGAGTAAATAAAGGCTTATTCTTGTTAAAATGTTCTATAGCACCTTTCTTATGTAGTTCTGTATAAGGAAGTATGCCAAAGCCTAAACCATCATCAATATACGATATATCCAGAATTGTTACTAGAGGATTGATATCTCTAGTAACTTGCTTTAACTGACTAAAGAAAGTTTTACTTTTCTTTGTAGCTTCATGATTGCCATCATATATTATTGTTGGAATCTGTACTCCTCGGATAAACGAGAAGTACAGTTCTAATTCTTCCATAGTAGGCAATCGGTCGAAAAGGTCTCCGCCTATAATGTGCATTGAACACTCTGATTCTATCTCTCTAATTTGCTTAAAGAATAAATCATATCTATTCAATGCCCACTGTACAGGCACATTCTTTTGACCTAGTTTAATATGCCAATCTGCGGTGAATAGGATCATCCAATATTAAACTCTTCTTCGAGGGACTCATCCATTTGCTCCTGAGATGGAGCACGTACACGGTCAAGAAGCTCTTTCTGCGCATCTGGAGTTGGACGAGGCATTACTTCATCCATTGATTTGAGGTCGGCAATAGAAGCCACTTCGCTTTCATCTAGTGGACGAGGCTTGCACTTTAGTACTTGCAATTGGTACTCTACGTTGTATGGCAGAGGCCCTGTTTTAACTCGCTTGAAACATACGTCCCAGCCAGTCTCTTTATCTGTAGGATCGCCCAAGTCTTCTGCAGCAGTAATAATTTGCTCCCACAGCTTCTTCTTTAGGTTTACTACTTTGACTTTTCCATCAGCAGGATCGATGCACTGCATAGCGTAGCTCCAGCCACACTTGAGGTCAGGATAGTACTCACGAACCCAATCTTTCTCAAGATTAGTGAATCGCTCGTTGTTACGGTCAAAAGACAAGCACTCTAAAGGAATGTTTTTGCCATTTTCACCTTCTATCCAATAGACATAGCGAGCCAGTACGTCTCCTACAAGACGCATCTTGTTGTCGCCATCTCGGAAAGAGAAAGTTTCGATTGATGATTTTTGTGCTGAACCTTTTTGCTGATTAAATGATATTGCCATTTTTAGTGTTTCTCCATTGGGGCTTCTTCATATAAAAAATGTACTTTTCTATTTTCTACATAAAGTAGTCTACTTTCATAAATTGATTCAAGGACTACATCTTCATCAGGTACATGAAGCAAGTCTAGGGTTGTGTCTTTCGTAGCTATCCAATGCGGTAATTTGCGTAAGCTAGCTATCGAAAGGTATACCGCGATTTCACGGTGGCTGTAGCGAAAGGAGTTAAATAATAACACATCTTCGTGCACTAAAAAACTTCTCCCACTAAAGTCTGTATTACGATACTTGTAAATCTTGTCGTATCTATTATTTGGAATCTTGCTTTTTACTAGCATCTCGAATATGCGGACTGTTTCGGTAGTTCTACCACCTGCCGCATCATATATTTTTTTCCAATTATATAAAAACATGATATTATACTAAAATTTAACCTTTTTGTCAAGAACTATTTTTTATATCTGTGTAATCTTATAGCCTTGCTTCATATAATAGCCTACTCTATTTGAAGCCTGTCTATTAGCAGTGTTGCCTTTCAGATGGATATCTACAACTACGGGAGACATCTTACCTTCCTGTAGTCTTATTACCCTTCCTATCAACTGAGTTAGTAAAGGCTCATTATTGATTGGAGTACCTAAAATTAAACAGCTTAAAGTATTCACTGATATCCCTTCGGAGAAAATTGCTTGAGTTCCGTACAGTACATTCTTATCTCCATACAAAATTCCGTCCACTAGCGTTTCTCTGTCCTCATGCGCTACCTCACCCGTAACACAAACTGCTTTTTCTCCTGTTAGTTCGGCGCAGCTTCGTAAAAAGCCCACCCTATCACTTACTACCAAGACTTTATGGCCTCGTTGAGCGTAAGCAGCGGCTAACATTGCTACAGTGTGTCTGTATTCTTCATTGTTAGCAAGATGGGTGACTCTGTTAGCCCAAGGAGTTCTTGCACCGTCTAAGAATCGTATGTCTGACTTTACAATATGCACTGTAGGAGTCATGAAATTTTCTTTTGGCGGCTTAAATACCTTAGAGCTAAAGTAATCGCGAAAAACTACGTGTTTACCGTCCTTTCTTTCTATGGTCCCTGACAATCCAATCTTATACCTAGCATGGCTTATGTCCAAAATTCTGGAAAACGTTGGGCTGCTTACGTGGTGCATCTCATCTAAGATGATTGTCCCAAATTCCTTGCGAATCTTATCTATATTGCGGTACAGTGTTTGGGTATTTCCTATAACTATAGGTTTATCTAGTTCGAATTTTCCACTACCAATGATGCCGGGTTCGAATCCGTAGACTTTCTTTACTTCTTTTGCCCATTGGTTTCGTAGTGGAACAGTATGAACTACAATTAGTGTTTTTAGCCCAAGTTTTCCTGCTATGGCTAACCCCGTAAAGGTTTTGCCCCAGCTAACCCAAGCATTGATAATAGCATTATCTTGTATTTCATCGTAAACAGCTTGCTGACTCTCTCGAAGCTCAAATTTAAACTTAGGAAAGTCAGCAGCTATCTCCAGACGCTTGTCAACTATCTCATATCCGCTTGGGATCAAATCAGTTCTTCCAATAGGAATAGTGATAAGACCTTTTCGAATTATACCCATATTTTTAATAACTTGTGGAGGCTCTTCAGGACTCCACGAAGGTATTTTATAGGTTAATTCTTTATCTATGGACTCCTGCAACTCTGGAGTACAGTCCATAAATATTCTGTTACTTAATACTGCTTTCATAAGCCCAAGTCTGATTTTGCGATAATGTATTTCTTTACGAAGCCGCTTCGTACAATATCAGCAGCTTCAAAGTCTATTAGAGTAAACTCGTCCATTGCTTTTAGTATGCGAATAAACTCACTTAGCCCGTTATTGGGCAGGTCTGCTTGTCTAAAGTCTCCACAGAACATAACTCTACAGTTTTCACCCATTCGAGTGATGATAGAGTCTAGTTCATGAAAAGACATATTTTGACACTCGTCTATTAAAACTACTGCATCTCTTAACGTGACTCCTCGTATAAAAGAGGTTGTCATGAAATGAACCAATCCTTTTTGTTTTAGTATTTCGTAAGCATCTCCTCGCTGAAAAAGTTCTATACATATATCTTTATAGGGGTCTTCGTATACTGAAGATTTTTCTTTTTCATTGCCAGGCAGAAATCCAATGTCTCTGGTGGGTACTGCGCTACGAATAATAACTAAACTAGAAAATTCATTTTTTAGTATATCATCAAATGCGAGATAAGATGATATAAATGTTTTTCCTGTTCCTGCAACTCCATGTAGTACGAGATGCTTATCAGATTCAAAAGCTTTTAACTGATTCTTTGTAAGAGGTTCAATTTCTGCTAATTGTAAGTTTGCTGCTGCTAGTAGTCTGTTTCTTTTTGCCATTTATATTTTTCTCCAAGTATTCTTTTTAAATTCTTCAGAATACTCGTATAGCTCCCAAGGAAGCCCGTGAAGATGTAATATCCCCGCCCAAGTCATTTGAGGCAAAGGAGGTCGAGGGACTGTAAAAGGTGAGTTGCAACCTTTTATATAGACTAAACTAGCTACGTCCCTGCGTACTATCTTCGTTATTTTTTGATATTTTAAAGAACACCTTTCCGTTTTGTGGTATATAAATGGAACACCGTTTGAATCGATAAAAGCATTCTTCGACTGCTTTAAAATACCTACAAAGCTACTAATTGATTTATTCAATGATTTCATCTCAAAAGGACTTTGCAGTCTTCTGATACCAAGAGTCTTTCCAGGCATATTTTTATCATCTATTATTTCGTTGTCAAGAAAGAGCAGCCCGTCTTGTAAGCTCCAGTTATCACTAGGAAGAACAAAGACAGGAAACTCAATCTTTTTAATAGTTTTGTAGGTGATTATCACAAATACTCGCCGTACTTATTTGTGAACTTACCCATTGAGTAGTCTTCCCCTACCTCAAAGTCACAGCCTACAGGAGCACCAGAGATAGTAATACCTCTATCCATCTGTATAAAATGCTGTAGCTTCTCTTGGTAAAGATCGATTTCATCTTCTGGGACTTCTGCCAAAATGGAGTCATGTACGAGTGCAAAGATTTGAGACTTCATACCATTTGCACGTATAAACGATTCCATATCTATACCACCGAGCAAGTTAATGTCAGAGGCGGCAGACTGTACTAGAAAGTTTAGACCCGACCTGATTGTATGGCTTTTAATACCTTTATCAGTTGATGCCACATTAGGCAGTCTGCGCTTTCTACCAAAGAAACTATATATAAAGCCATTTTGCTCAATATATTTTTCATTGTTTTTGATCCAAGCTTTTAGCTTGTGGAAAGTCTTGAAGTAGTCGTCAATAACTTCTTGAGCTTCTGTAGGGCTAAAGAAAGTACCAGAACTCTTTGTAACTTCTTGACTAATCTTTCTAGCTCCAGCACCGTACATAATACCGAAAGTTACAGCCTTAGCAGCTTGACGTTCTACAGAGTGCAAAGTTGCAACATCTTCTACATCACAAGACAGCTTGAAAACTGTTTTAGCGATTGTACTATGAAAATTACCGCCTGAGCGGAAAACATCCATAAGAGCTTTGTCGTCTGCTAGAACTGCTGCAACATAAACCTCGGCTGTTGTTAAGTCCATTGCAACAATTTTATGTCCTGGCCTTGCTTTGATACAGCCCTTGACAATTGGATTATCACGAGGCAGTTGTTGCATGTTGAGCTTACCGCTAGAACTTAGACGTCCAGAAGTAGTGCCGTGAAGATTGAAACCAGTACGCAAATGACTATCTTTGTCAAGCTGTGGAATAATCTTGTCAAGGTATGTATTCTTGATTTTAGACTTCTGACGAATATCAAGAATCAATCCAGGTACTTCCGACTTTTCTGAGAGTTCTTGTAAGACTTCTGCATCAGTCGAGTTTGCACCTGTGCCAGTTTTCTTTCCTGTTGGAGACAAGCCAAGAAAATCAAACAAGAGACTACGCAGTTGAACAGTACTGTTAGGATTAAAAGGTTTTGCATTAATTTCCTCGAATCTAGCAATAGCTGGATTTTTGTATAGAGTTTTGACTGCCTCATCAATATCAGACTGCATAAGCTCTTGAGCTATTAGAAGACGCTGACGATCAAAAGGAACGCCATGGTCCTGAACATTAAGAAGAAACCTAGTGCCTGGAATCAGTATGTTCTCGTATACCCAAAGAAGTTTTTTGTTTTCCTTGATCTTCTTGAATTTCTCGTAGACTAGAAAAGTAACGAGAGAGTCCATTGCAGCATAAGTTTTCATAGTGTCAAAAGGAATCAAGTCCCAAGAAAACTGTTCCTTGAGAATGCCATGACTTCTACGATACTCAGCAATCCAGTCATACATAGGCTGCTCGTAGTCTCCATAAGGAGTGTACTTCATAGCAAGCTGCTTGAGTCCGTGAGTACCAGGGTTTTCATCAATCAAGTAGTGAAGAAGCATAGTATCTTCTATACTTGGAAAGTTAAAGTTAAAGTGATACTCAAAGAACGCTAAGTCGAACTTTGCGTTGTGAAAGATCACAGTCTTCTTGTTGAAGAGTTCTTGTAGTAGAGCCTCTGTTGTTTCATCAAAGCACTCAGTGTCAATATACGCCCCTTTGACACCATCATAAGATAGAGATAAGCCAAGCATATAGCCATCACGAGGGTACAAACCAGTAGTCTCAGAGTCAAGTGCTACGTGAGTATAATCGTAGTCGATTGCAGCTTGAATATACGCATTTGCAGTTGCAGTATCTTGAATACCAAAAGCTATACTGTCATCTACTAACACTTCTTCTTTCTTTCCACTGATGAAGTCAATGATGCTTTGCTTGGAGTCGTCCCAAGTCTTACGAGCCTCTGGCTTAAATGCAAGCATTGCAGGGTTAATGACAGGCAGGAACTTCTGCTCAACTACCTTGCCTGAGTATTCAGTTACAGAATTAATTTTAGTGAAATACTTGAGCGCATCACTACCTACTAGAATAATCCAGTCGTAAAGATTGATATCTACTTCGATATCACAATCTCGCTTGAGAACTTTCTTAATTGTAGGATTTGAACATAGTTGAAACTGATCGAACTCGAAAGCTCCATCAAACTCTTGTCGGAAATTGGTCTTGCTAGGTTTAGTCTCTATTAATGCGACTTTAGGCATATAATTTTCTCGCTAGTGTAGTTACTTTAGTTTCTGATAGTTCACCAGGGTCAGTTCCTTCTAAATGGATGTTCCTGGTAGTGAGACCAACTTTCTCACACATATCAATTATTGTTTTTGCTGCTTTTTGTCCTGCGTCATCTCCATCGAAGAATATGTCTATTCCTTCGACTCCCTGCATTTTTAGAATTTCTAGTTTTTCTTCACTTACATTCTTTGTTCCAAAAGAACATACTGCGTTTGTTAATCCTTTATCATGTAAGTTTAACATATCATAAATACCTTCTACAAGTATTATTTTACCATCCCTAGAATTTACTTTGGGGTAGAAAGGTAACTTTGCTCCTACAGGACTAATTTTATACTTAGGTAGTCCGTTTGCTGTATGACGACCATTAAAGGCTACAATGTTTCCTGCAATATCTCGTACTGGAAATACGATGCGGCCTATGTAGTCAGGATCATGGTGTTGAAATGCTTCGAACTTTATATATGTCTCTGGTTTGAGACCCCGCCAATCCCCGCTGTAAGGTTCTGCACCTTTGGGCATTACAAGTCCAACACTCTCTGATCGTTTCTGCAGTATTTTACGTTTTAGTAAATCTCTTCGAAGCTGTAGTTGATTTACTTTTTCTCCGTAGAGAAAGAACAGATTACCCTTGTAAGCACAGGAAAAGCAATTAAATATTCCAGTTACTTGATCTATTCGCATACTAGGGTTAGAATCATCGTGCTCAGGATTGAGGCATCGTACTAAGAGATCCTTTCCCTTCATATGAAAGGGTATATCTTTCTTAGTTAATAATTCTTCTACTGTCACGTTCTATACTGCTCCGTTTCTGCTCTTCCTAAACCTAGTAATACTCTGGCTTCATCTCTTACTTCGGCAGTTACTGCATGCCCAAATTTGCCTGGGTCTACTAGATTCTTTAGAAATCTGTAAACATCTTCTGACATAATTGGTGAGGGTTTCATTATTTTCCTATATGCTCCACATTGTCTATACTAATTACTTGATAAGCGCCTTTGTTGTAGGCAGGGGCTAAAGTGTACTTCTTAGACACTTCTAACTTATAGCTGTCGTCTTCTTTAGTGAGGTCTGTTGACTTTGATACTACAGATGGGTAATCTGGAGTTTCCCTACGAAATACCTTTGATGAAGGGACATAGGGTACAAACTTAGGCTTAGTTCGCTTTGGTTTGGGGGGCAACTTTTTACGTTTACGAGAAATTGGTCTGTAACGGTTATCCGTAAAAACCATCATAAAGAAAAACTCCTGCTATTTATTTAATATGTATATTATACTAAAAAATAGCAGAAGTGTCAAGAAGTATTTTAAAGATCGTCAATACTTTCACCAGTTTTATGCTCAGAGTCCTCAGCCTCCTTAGGAGATAGAGAAGTCTCTGGACCAATCTTCAATGAATCCCACTCCATAGTGGAGGTGAATGAATCCATAGAATTATTACGCATCTTAACACACTTGAAAGTGATGCAGCCATCTTCAGGACTCCAGGTCTCAAGAGCGTATGCAGCATCTGCAGCGTCTAGAATACCTTTTGCGAATCTAGCCTCACCACTTGCATCGGTTTGATATGGAGAGAATATTGGAACTTCAAATTCTTGTGCCATTGCTTTTAATGCCTTACTAACTTCTATCTGCTCAGTCCAGTCATACTGTCCACCACGAGAAGGTAGTGCTGAGCGCTTTACTTGATTGATATAGTCAACAATGACTACACCTACATTCAACGATTTAACTTTCTTATCTAATTCCGCTTTGATTTTGGATATGGTCAAAGATGGGTCGTACACAACATCTAGCTGTTGAGTCGGGAGAAGCTCACAGGTAGTTGTCAATGCACGATGGAATTTTTCGAAGTCTCTATGTTGTTTGTACTCTTTCAAACGCTCATCACCCTGCTGAAAGCGGTTAGCCCACCATCCAGCAACCTTTTCCCATTCTGTAACACTAAGGTTTTTCAACTTTAGTCTCGAGAACGGTATCCCCGTTGCGATTGAGGCGCAACGTTGGAGAATTTGGCGACTATCCATTTCTATAGTGAAATAGATTGCAGACTTGCCTGAGTTAAATACATTGTTGGCAAGGTTAGCACAAGTTATAGATTTACCTGCCCCACGTCGACCGCCCACAAGGATAAGGTCTCTCGGAGAGAACTTAATCTTATCATCGTATTCAGCATTAAGACCTAGAGGCAGGTACTTGCTTACTTCTTCATCAGGATCGAAGAGAGGAATATATTGCATATTCTCCTCTGGATCTTTGAGATCAATTTTATTTTCTACATCAAGAACGATCTGGTGAAGATGTGCAAGAGATTCGTCTGCATCTTCAAAAGCTACAGACTGATCTACGTAAGTTTCAAGAGACCCTAGAATTTCCTTTTGTGCATACTCATTTTTTAGGTACTCGAGCAGGTGTAGAGGATCTGCCTCTACTTCTATGCCTTCTATAGCATAGAGCCTGTCCCGTGTAGCACCGTCACGAATCTCATAGCGAAGATCATCAAATGTAGGCACTTGATGATACTTATCGCAATGAGAGTCAATAACCTTGTATAGAGTGTGATACTCTGAAGGTAAGTAATGCTTACGCAACCGGCTCCAAGTCTCGAAGTCTTGCAAAGCAATGACTTGCTTGATTAAAGCACTGGCGATATTCAATCTAAGGTCTCCCGAACCTAACTAAAAACAAGCGCTAGTCAAAATAACTAGCGCCTGATGAAACTATACTACTGTGCAGCTTTTTGTTGTTTTGCAGCACCATCGTAATCCGCAGCAGTGATACCACGACGAGTTAGCATAGTCTTAACACCACGAACAGTTTTGCCAATAGTCTCTGCAATTTGCTCTACTGTAAGGTCTGCGATGTTATCAATAGAAGCCAGGGGGTCTTCTTTTGATGCAGACTTGGTGCTTTCCTGACGAGGAATAGCGTCGATTGCGCCTGAACGAAGAAGGCTGAGAGCCTTACCACGAACAGATGCTACGCTACGATCCATTGCTTCGGCAATTGCCTCAACAAATGCGCCAGAGTTGACCAGATCAATAAACTTAGCTTCTTCAGCATCTGTATAAGTTTTTACAGATTCAACTTTAGGAGCAGGTTTAATATGACCAGTCAGTTCCATTGACAGAATCTTACCTTGAATCTGCTTGGCGGAAAACGCTCCATTCTCGAAGTACTGTGCAACTTCAGCATAAGTGTAGCTGCCGCTGTTGTCTTCTACAAATGTAGCAAGAGTTGCTTCTTGATCAGCTGAGAAGGCTTTGCCTCCAGCTGCAGAAGCAAGTTCTACGTCGAAGCCCATCTTACGCAGCTTGCTAGAAACTGAGCGAGAAGAAGTTTCGAGAGCCTCTGCAGCGCCTGCTACAGTTGCTTGTGATACGGGAGCTTCATCACCAATGAAGTTAGTGAGTTGCGTTGTGCGTTCGTCATTCCACTTAGGGACTGCCATTATATATTCTCCAAAATAAAAGTTTTAAGGTTGTTAATTATTTGTACGCCAGACTCTCTGGCTTTTTGAGTTTTCAGTGATTCTATGCCGCTTTCGTTTACTAGAATCCCTACCTCTTTTGTTAAACTGCTCTTGACAATGTACCCTAGATCTTCAAGAATCTTAGTTGCTTCAGCCTTAGTTTTGTAACTATTTAATTTGCCCGAGATACAAACTGTACCTTTGGGTGCATTACTGACACTACTAGAGGCTTTACTAAAATCGAAGCTAAAGGGTAACATACCATCGTAATAGGAATAAAAATCTTTCTGTAGCCAAGAAATGAGACTTTCTGTTGCTTTTTCGCCTAGACCGGCTTTAGCGCAGCTATCGTAGTCTATGTCTATAATATTGTTGCAGACTTTAGATAATTTTTCTGCGGCAGTTCTACCAATCAGAGGAATACTAAAAGCGGGCAGCAAAGTCTCAAGACCTACTTTCTTAGAGTTTTCTATTTCTAAAAACAGTTTGTGTCCTAACTTCTCGGAAGAGAGCTTCTCGCAAAGATCACTTAATTCAAGGGAATAGACTTCCTCTAAGCTGGTCAATCCCAGCTTACTTATGGAGGCAGGACCAAGTCCCTTGATTTTTAGTGTTTTTGCGAAATGCTCCAGCTTTTTAGCTGATTGAGAATGACAATTAGAATTTCTACAGTATAGCAGATGGTTGGACCATTCAAGTGACGAGTTGCACGAAGGGCAATGTGTCGGAGCTTGAATTTCTATCATTCGGGTTCTTCCTCAAAGTTGAAAAGATATTATACGGAAATCTAAGGTAAAAGTCAAGAATTATTTTTTGCAAGGTCATCTACTCTTTTGACAACTCTTGGTATAATTTCTCCAGACCTAATAACCTCGACTTGGCAACCTATTTCTAGATTCAATTCCCGTATGTATTCGATATTGTGTAGCGTAGCTCGGGCTATCGTAGCTTCACCTATTACAATAGGCTCTAGAATTGCAACAGGACTGACAACTCCGCTCTTGCCTACCTGCCACACAACATCAAGAAGTGTTGTTACCACTCCTTCCTTTTGCTCTTTAAAAGCAAAAGCTCCTCTAGGATGATGAGCAGTAAAGCCCATCTCGAAGAAAACTTCATAATCATTGATTCGGTACACAATACCATCTGTAGGATAGTTACTTGCGTCAAATTTATATACAGACTTAAAACCTTGAAACTCTAGGGCAAGCATTGCTCGTACCCAAGTTCTGAAGTCAATATCGCCTTGTACATCATATGCTACAAACTCTACTGGGCGAGTCTTAAAGTCTTCTATACTTTTAAGATTTAGTGACCCCGCTGCGACGTTACGAGCATTTGCCACAGATGAAGGACATACAACCTCTCCAGTAATCTGAACAGTGCCTGTAAGTAGAATTTCGTTAGGAACAAGATAGGCTATCTTATCCGTGATGATTTGACCTTTTATGCCATCACCACGAGTAAGAGCCATTGCTAACTTTCCATTAACATATAGAATAGATACTGCTGCGCCGTCTAACTTAGGAGTAGCTACATAATCTTCTAAGTTGCTGCAAACACCGTCCAGCTCAAAGAACTTCTGAAGAGAGTACATTTTGTAGAGGTGAGGAGTCCCACCAGAGGTAGTGTGTCCAACTTGATTATAGGAGTACTTCTCAGCCAATCTATCAAACTCTTCGTCTGATAGAAGTGGAGTGCCTTGATAGTAAGCACTACTAGCGTCATCTAAAAACTTTTTCAAAACTTGCTCCTTTCATTTATATGTATATTATATACAACTATAAGGTAGAAGTCAAGAATTATTTGTAGATGTCCTGAATTAAGTCTTTGAAGTTCTCTTCTATAATTTCTTTCGACTCTGCAAGCGATAGAATCTCTGTTAGACCTATAAACAACTCTTTTGAATTAGAGAAATCAATAGGCATAGAAATACCTTCAGGAGTAGGTCTCCACTCTTCGAAAAAGTCAAGATAGTATTTTCGAAGGCTGAGATATTCTACTCCTCGAAAGTTACTAATAGTCAAACGAATCTGAATTTCTTTCTCAGAATCGTAATGTATTACTCTTTCGTAAAGTTCGGGCGCTTGATATAAGTCCATTAATACCTTCCGTTTTTGAGTACGGAAGCTAACGGAACTACGCTGGTTACAGTAGACGGTTTTAAGAGTCTATAGGAGTCAGTATCCCAGCAAAAAAGCAATAAAGTAGTTTTATCTTCTTTGGCTCTGCTAGTTTTTCCTTGTATATAGGGGGTAGAAAAGTCAAGAGTACAAACATTGTACTTCAACTTATTCGAGTTTTCACTTCTGTATGTTATCACAGCATCACCATAGTCATGTACTAGGCTGGCTAAAGCTTCTTTTTTCATCCTTCTTCCTTTGTTGCAGGTTAGCAAAATCTTTTGCAATGCTGACTTCTTTGGTGAAAGATGTAGATGCAAAGAAACGCCAGAGAGCGGGGAACTCTCTGACGTTTACCAGGCTTATTAAGGCTTGGATTTAGGCATTAATAGCGGCAATTACTCCAGCAAAATACTGGGCAGCTTTACCTGTCAATTTATCCACAATATCATTGTCGATTTCTTGACCCGCATCGGTGAGTGCGGCTATTAACGACTCCTGGGCGGCTACTTTAGATACTCGCGTACCGCCAGCACTAGTGCCTCCAGAAGATTTAGTTGAAGCGGCTGGAGTCTTTTTAACATAAACACCAGCTTTAGTTAGAATCATACGAACACCATTAGGCGATTCTTCGTATTCATCAGCTAAGTCTTTCACGATTTCCATCGAGTTCTCAGGTGTTGGGTTTTGCTCTTCGTACGCTTCAATTACTGCTGCTTTCTTATCGTCGTCCCATGCCACGATTTTTTACTCCTGTCTTAAATTTGAAATAATATTATATAAAAGTTTCTAGCAAGTTGTCAAGAATTATTTTTTATAAGGTCTTGAGATTTATGCCATATTTCTCTAAGTGTGAGAGTTTACCGAGGTCGTAGGCTGCAGAAGAGGCAAAGAACCCACCTGCAGATACGCCTGGAAACATAGAGTCTTCGCTGTCTGTAGCTTCTGAGATATGTATATCATAGCATTTGCACGCATACTTTTCTTCATAGTTAGTATTCGCTAGACCCTTCCTAGATTGAACATAAGTAGGACTTAATTCTTGCATAACTGTACCTGCTCGATGATACCTAGCAGACCAGACTATCTCACCTATCTCAAAAGAATCAGAAACACACTCATCTGGAAGATAGTCTATTTCTCTTGCTTGATCTTTTGAAGTAAGTCTTTGTGGTACACCAACCCTTTCGATCAAATTCTTGACGAATGATGGAGAGCGATACAAACCCTTAGCAATATCTGCTATTGTAGCACCCTGAAGATAGCTCATTACAGCCTCTCCAATCTCCATATCAGTGGCAGGCTTACCACGATTCATTGACTTACGCTTAGCGACATATGCTTGTGTCTCTAAGAAATCTTCAATGATTCTATCCAATCTCGTAGTGTTGTACGAGATGTTGAGCATATCACACGCCGCTTTCTTCGTAATCGCCGACTGTGAAGTACCCTCTCCAGGGGTCAATAGAGATATCACTTTCTTGATGTTGGCTGCGCTCAGATTCTCGTAGTCCTTCTTCTTTACTCCGCGCCTCATTTAGTTTAGCCTCCAATTTAAATAATAAACAACATATTGCATGTGCTTCGTGATAGCATCCAGTTTCTTCATCTAGCTCTTGTTCCATGCTTTGAAAGATATGTCTCAGAGCTGCACTAGTGTATCTGTTTTGTAAGTTGTCTAGCTTCTTCCAGTTGTGTTCGCCATACTTTACTGCACCAAATGTCAATACTTCAGCTACTTGTTCTATAGCTTTGGGAGGAAGCAGGTGCATCTGGGGCTTTCCGCCATCATATTTTTTGCCTTCAGCCATCTAACTCTCCAAATAAAAATATATTATACTGAATTATAAGCATTCTGTCAACTAATAAATTCATTTATCATAGGAAAAATCGGACTCAATTGACAGGCAGCTTCTAGAGCTATTTCTCGATGTTCTTTCTGTGTTTCGACCCCGCTACGGATTTCTATGTAATGAAGCCAACTTCGTAGAGTTCCGTTCATATACATACGCGTAGGCGTGCAACCCTCTGGAAGTACTGCACGAGCCTGCTCTTTTGCTATACCTGATTTGATAGCATACTCATACGCCATCTGAGCAGCACTGATTACATTTCTCTGAGAGTTTTCCCAAAAAGCTGCAACGTGTAGATTATCGCACTCAATACTATTCTGACGATTCTCAGTGTCTTGCATCCTAGCTTCTCGAAGTACAAATACTCCTAGGTCTTCAGGATCAGCATATCGCTGACTAAACTCCTGAAAGGAGAAGCTGCGATGACGTAGTATCTGTTTTGCTATGTCACGAGTAGTTTCAATCTCCATGCACACAGATACCATCTCGAAAGGAGACCAGTGTTTATGCTTGATAAGATATCGTATTAACTTTTCTGACGTAGCTGTATTGTTTTGATTACTAGGGTTAGATACTCGCGCAATATATGCTATATCTTCTAGTAATGTATTTCCTCCCATTCCTTTTGAATGGCTGATTAGTTTAACTTTCACTTTGCAGTTATCCTTCTGTCATACATTGCGTAGTTGTCGTCCCACCACTCAGGTCTATCTCTATGTGACCAAGTAGCGAAGGTTGCTTTATCTAAGTGATAATAATCTCTGTACGATTGTATAGGATTATCATAGTCTTTTAAATCGTCTGGCATTGCTAAGCCGAATGTAGTAAAACCATTCCTAGGCATATTCTTAGGCTCAGGTAGTTTGTTTACTACATCAACTATAGACTTATGCTGCTTGCCATAGCGATAGTAGTACTCATCATTCAGAGCATTGCCGTAACAGTGTGTCCACTCAAAGTTATCTAAAGACGAACGCACCCATATAGTACAGGGGTGATTGTACATCATAGGCAGGTAAGGTGTAAGAGGTCTTTCTTCCATAGAAAGGTGTTTGATTTCTTTCTTAAGTTCGTTGAGGTGGTCACGCTCTTCTTTGTTAAGAGCTCGAGGTACAAAACCTAGATGAGCATCTACCCATATTGCGGTACACATTAGCTGTGCTACTTCTAAAGGCATTTTTACTATATGCTTGTCAACATGGTACTGCGCACACTTATCCAGGTCTTGGTCTAAATAAAATAAATTCATTGAGGTTATGTCTCCATTGTAGAATATATTATACTAAAATGGAGACACTTTGTCAAGAAACATTTTCCAGTCGAGACATAAGCCTTTCAGCCCTATTTGGTACTTGGTTATACCATTTACTATCCCTCCCTTCTTTTGCTGCGGTTTTCCAATCTTGTTCTAATAATGCTGCTTTCATATTTTTAAACTTTCTCATACGAGTTCTTCCCATATTAAACATCATATTAACCAAAATTTCTTGCACTTCTGAAGGCCAGCTACCAAATCTTTCTCCGTATAAAGCTTCGCAGTCTCCTACTGCTATACAGAGATCTGTTTCAAAAGCAGTTCTTACTCTTTTTTCAGATATTTCAGTACCTAGTGGATCCCAATATTCTTTATCATCCCTAGTAATTCTATGTCCGATACCAAATGTCGGGTAACCGAGGTGATCGACATAGATGACATATTTAACTCCTTCATCAATTTCTAACTGCTTTTGTAGTCTGTCTACATTCATTTTTTGCCCATAAATCCTACTGCTGCTCGTACACCAAATGATGCTGCAACAATTACGCTAAGTGTGTATTGATACCATGCTGGCATTTC